TTAAACAGGAGCATCATCTTGCCGCATATCATTGATCACGTGCGTTGCGACTCCGAGCACTTCAACCTCATCAATGGCATCACCTTCAATCGATTCTCCCTCTACCGTGATGAACGATCTACCCATAAGTTTTGCAAACTGAAGTTCGCCAGCAGAACGAATGAGCAGAATACTCCCCTGCTTTACCTTCAGCGATAAGTCCAGAACAACATACCCACGGTCGGTTGAGATGACTCGCGAGTTTGCGGTGATGTTGCATAGAGAATTCACTGTTAACGTAGTTTCAATGTAATCCGTAGCCGGTGACGGGAATCCCACGATTACAGCCCTCCGTTCGGGTTATAAAGCTGGAATGTTCGCTCGTCCCCCCCTTTCGTTGAGACATCCCGGTACGTCGTCACATAATGCTTTATCCACTGGTTTGCCTGACGCGGAGACCATATCCAGTTAACTTTTGCGAGTTCACGGAGAAACCTGGAAGTTGTCACCGTGCGGCGGCCATTTGGCTCAATGACAATTGCCTGACGCCAGGCCATTTCGATATCTGAGTTTCGCGGCATAATTTCACCTCACATAACCACTGTTTTTATATACAGTAGTTATATTCATTAATCTGATCAATAGAGATTACAGCTATCAATCAGGCACACCGACGCAAGGTAATGATTATTCAGCAGCTGGCAGGTATTTATAGATCGTCTTCACGTCTACCCCGATCACGTCGGCCACCTGCTGCCGGGTCGCGGCCGTCAACTCCATGACAGCCGCGATTGCTATTTTTTATAGCGCAGTCGAACCAGAGAACTCATCCAGTGCCATAATCTGAGCCTCAGCCTGTTCTGCCCATGACTGAGACGATGAGACATCCAGAGTCACCGGATAATCACCAACATTGATTTTGGCCTGGTCATCGTAGCGCACGGATAACGACACCTTGACCACGCCAGCGTCGTCTTGTCTGACGCTTTCGACGGCGTAAATCAGATCAATGTTGATTTCTTTTTCACAGAGATACCCGCCGAGGTAATGAATCTGAACAGTTTTTGTCGCAGATAATTTAAATGACATTTTTACCTTCTTATTAGTTCGTTAAGGGATTAAACTCTGGCAGTAACTGTATTTCATCTTCTGCCCCTGAAATATCAGAATCAGAATCAACGTTTACCATGTAAATGCCATGGTAAATATCACTTCCATCTGAACATTTCGCCCAAAGGTGTGCGTAGTAACGCTCTTCTCCATCAATACCAAATGGCTTTTTGATAATGTCTTTGACATACATTGTCAGCCACGCTTCATCAGGGATATTTTGTGTAACATGAATGAGGGGTGAGTGTTTAAACGACATACATACTCCGGTTAATTTTGAATTACCTGCCTGCCAAGATATATTTGCTGGGCGTAGAAGTTTGCGCACTCACGGATAGGCTGGCCCATCGCGGTATAACCATAATCATTAAAATGGTTGTAGTTAGCAGGAATGTAGACCCCTGACCATCCCACTGTTTCAACAGCACGCATAAACGATATTTCACCCTCTGCGATGTACACATTTTTGTTTCTGGCACTTGAGCGATAAGAGTTGTTTGCCATCCAGAAACGCACGTCCCCAGAAACCTCAACTCCGCCCCCCGTCCAGTCTCGCGATACAACAGATTGTGATGGTGGCGGGAAAAGAACAAGTTCCATATCCATGTTGACTTGCATAATATTAACGGACGCACTACTGGCTTCTGGAATGGGTTCGTTGACAGTCACCACGGTTCTGTCTGCTGATATGGAGGCTATTGTATATGTTCCGACGTTAGGGCCAGAGCCAACCTTTAATGAATCTCCTGCCTTTAATATATTTCCGCCATACTGCGCGTTGGCAAACGCATTATGCGTAATAGTGTTCGCTACTGGATCAAATACAAAGCTGGTTGAAACATTAAATGTGCTGACTGGATAGGATGATGCCACGCCATTTGGTAAAGCATAGGTAATTTTAGTCACATCATTATGTGGTGACGTACAAACAATCGGTATAGCTCCTCGGGCCAGACACTTATCAATAATCGCATCGAGCGTATTAGCTGCACCGGTATATGTTTCACCAGCATTGAAATTGGCCACTGGCGCATCATTCATTCCTGGAACAATCAAAACAAAATCACTGGTTGCGTAGGGCGAAGCATCAAGTTGCGCTGAAAATTGTGAAATAGCCGTAGTCGGAACACACTGGTTATCATTGATAATTTCCAGATTACCAAAATACTTTAGCTGTTTTTTCAGTTGATCAACGAATTGAGCATTTGGCGCATAGACAGAGCCATCACTGGAACCAGCCCCCACTCCGATAGATGACCCTATAGACGTGCAGATAATTTGATTTGGCGTGACCGTTTTGACGCCGGCAGTAAACGAAATACCCCCGAATGGCGACGTTACCAGTTTTGCCTTCAATGATGCCAGCGGGTCACTGACCGCCCCCTGTAGCGCAGTGACGTTTTTACCTAGGTTAATAATGTCGGTTGTCGGGTCCCCAGAGAGCAAAAGTTTGAAATTACTCACTGGAGAGCCGCGATACTGAACTGTAACGGGCTTCGCTACCTGCAACTCGCCACCGGTCAGTGCGGTGTTTGCCCCTTTCAGCAGGGTGCGCGTCACGGAGTTCCCGTACATGTCAGTAATAACCAGCGTCGTTGCGCCAGTGTTTGCTACCACGGGTTCAAATGTCAGTTGGGTGCCGTCGCCCAACAGGCCGGGGATAGTCAGGGAAATGGCGTTTGGGCTGCTTGTGTCACTGGTCACTAACGCCCTGGCGTATGCGTTGAGCAGGCGAGAACGATCTGCCGGATAGGTCAGTAACCGAAAATCAGTGGCGGCCGCATTGTACATGACAAGGTACGGGTATCCAGCCGCCAGGTCCCCCACAGCAAGAGCAGTACCATTCGCCTGTTTAATCGTGCGCGCAATCCATCCGTTCAGCGACAGCGTCGGTGTTCTCGTTGTGTTGGTCGCGCTGGGCGTGAATACAAATACTCGCCCGGTAACGAGAACTGTCGACTGCGTTGTGTTTGCTGTCGTTCCTGTATACGCGTCCGCCGCCATTGCCACTGACGAAACAATCGCGATAGAGTTCAGTTCAACGCTCTGTAGGCGTGCATTCAGCTCTGCCGCTACCGGACCGGACGCGACCAGGACGAAATTGTTTGCCGTGCCTGTGCGAAACTCCATCAGTACCGGCTGATTCAGCAGCAGCTCGTTGCCAACCAACGCCGCATTATTTTGCTTTTGAATCGCCCTGACAACCGAGTTACCTTTCGCATCTGTCACAGTTACGTTTACTGCGCCCGTATTCAAGATTGGCGAAGAAAAATAAATAAGGCTTCCATCTATCAGCAGCCCAGGAATTGTGATAGCGATAGTATTTGCCGCACCGCTGCTAACCGCGGTAGCAGACTGATATCCCGTTGGCATCGCTGATGGTATTTTACGACCCGTTGCAACCAGCGTACCGCCGACATTCATATACTCAATAGCCAGATAAGCATCATCAGGACTTCGCACATAAGTCGTGCTGCCTTCCGGGATGTTGGCGATATCAGCCTGAGCCGCTTCAGGCGTCATGTACTGCTTACTCAGCGGAATTATGTTCTGTCGGACCGCATCATTTTTCGCCATGAATCCGCGCCAGGTATCCAGATCAACACCCGCGCGATCAGGCACGGTGAGAGCGTCCGAGTTCACCAGCTTATCCAGGCGCTCGGCATTATCGAGCAGCACCGCCGGAGAAGTACTCCCCAGCTCCGGGTTAAAGGCCATGTTTTTTGCTCCAAAAAAGGCGTTCGCGCAAACGAGGGTTTGAGCGAAAAGAGTTAATAAGGGGGTTTTTATGGGGTATTACGCGACGTCGCCGGGGTATGTGGCGTCGTCGTAGGCGTAGAACGATTCAAGATATTCGTTGGCGGTCAGCTGGCAGGTGCCGTCAGACTGTGGGGCAATTTCTGCCACCAGCGCATCATAGACATGCCGTGTTGAGCCGCAGAACACAAGCCGGATCGGCTCGATGGTTGCAGACGATAAATTGATTTTCAGCAGGTCATCAAACTCACTCAGATGCGGGACCGAAAGTTGATAATCCCCTGCTCTGGTGGCCACCATCAGACCGGAGGCTGAGCCATCCTGGTAACGGATCAGCGCTCGAGGGTTTTCAAAAGACCAGTCCAGCGGCTCCGTAACGGTGAAGGTCGTTGAACCGCCAGCCGTTGTCATCTCCTCAACCAGACAGGAAATCGTGTTATTCCCCGGTATATCGTCGGTCAGCGCAATACGATCGCCAACGTTGTAGCAGAGCGCGTCCAGTTCGGTCGTCGTCTGGAACGTTACCCGCTGCTGCAGGTATTTCATCAGGCGCCGCATACCGATTTGATAAGCGTGATCCTGACTCAATACCCCGTCGAGTTTGTAATCCTCGATTTTCACCGGTGTAGGGTTATCGGGAGTGCGGCATTTAACCGTCTCTTCCGCCCAGGTGGTCCCGTTGACGTAGGTCACATCAACTCCATCGTAATCATCGTCAGATGGAGCAGTGAAACCACTCTGCAGCTCTTCGACCATCTCGTGCGGGGTGATCACACCTGTCCAGGGCTTAATCCCTTCCCTGTTTACTGTCGCCAGGCCATCACTCAGCAGAAAACGGGACCTCCCGGCGTTGGCGATCTTTTGCAGCATTTCCAGTGCCGAGATACTGTCGCCAGTAGCGAAATCAAAATACTCTCCCCGCGGGGTCCAGTACGCGGACTCCAGCGCATTGATGGTGTCGACATCCATTTCCAGCCCCAGCGAGTTCCCGACGTGCAGCAGCGCCCCCGAAATGGTTCTGGCCGTTCCGGTTTCATAGGCACGCGTCCCCACAACGTTTACGCGGCGGTCAGACTGCGCCGCCAGTTTACCGCCCGTCTCGACGGTCGCCGCCATCAGCGACACTCCGGGATAGGATGCTGGGCGAGTCAGCAGTCGTCCGCGCAGTGCCTGCCAGTACATCGAATCCCTGGCATTATTGGAGCCCTGTTCGTTGCGCCGTCGGCAGCGAACCTCCACCAGCCCCGGTGAACCGAGTGTGATCCGCTCAGTAAAGCCCAACCCGTTTACGTTCTTCAGCGCGTACTCGCCCTGTTTACTGACCCACCCTGAGCCGGAGCCGTAAATCCGGTACTGAATTTCCCACTCAACATGCCGGAGTCGTTTCTTGCCCTTGCTGTCAAAACCGCAGATGCCGTTCGGAAAGGAAAAATTCACTTCGAACATATCCACCACTTCATTTTCAGGGCATACCAGGAACGGCCCCAGCCAGCTCAGCGTGTCGTTAAGGCCAGTGGCCTCATAGTCGATCATCGTCCTGGCGGTGAATCCCGGCCATGACTCATCAACAGCACCGTTAACCAGACGCGCCACCGTCGCCGTCGTGCCGTCTGCTGACGCAATCCGGTACTCATTCCCGCGGTGAGCAAGCGAAAGCCGTTGTACCCCCTCCGGCATGCCGGAAAATGCGGTTCCCGTGGCGCTGTTATAGGCAAGCGTCACATTCGCCGTTACCGCCGGGCTGCCGCCGGTTGATGCTGTGCCGGAGGTGTAAACCGGGGCATCACCGAAAACGGCAGCTGGCAGCGAAGAGGATGTGATCGCCCCTCCCGCGAACGGGCTGGCCGCCTCAGTTATCACTACAGTGCCGCCGTTATCCTGCGCGACCAGACCGGAACCAGTGAGCCCCTCGGTGATGGCCGCCAGAAGTCCAGACATCGACACATAGTTCGCCACCAGCGACACCGCGTAAGCGATCCCCTGCCATGTGATCGTGAACGTGCTGGAGCTGGTCGAAAAGTCGTAGGTGGTAGGTGCTGCGCTGGCCTGAACTTTTGCCGCACTTCCCCCGGTGCCCGGCACCGCAGCCTGGCCAGGGGTATATGACGCGATAAACAAATCGTAATCGACTGAGTTAAACCCCAGCGTCACCGGCATACCAACCACCGGCGCGATCTCCGTCAGCAGCGGACTCGCGATAACGCTGTACCCGACCGCCGTTGATATCTGGTAGTTGGCGGGAGCCTTTATCTCAACAATCGCGCCTTCTACCCAGCTATGCGGCAGAGAATTGTCGTTCTCGTCGTCATCATCGCCATCATCCGTGTCCAGCCCGGTAAACGTTACATCTGCTCCGGCAACGGTCATGCTGTCTGCGATAATGTCGTCCGCATCCGGCGACGTCTGGGCCATGTCCAGCCCGGTACCGGATGACGTCCCGCCCACCTCCGTACTGTTGAACCAGTTTTCACTGCGCTCATCACCTGATACGTCCGCACCAGGGGGATAATGCGTGCTGCTGAATCCCGGCAGGGTCGATGCAGGCGTGCTGCCAACCCGGATATCGCCATTGGTATAATCCAGAGCTCCGACACCAAGGCACAGCAGCATCTGTACGCGCATTTTCGTGGGATCGGCAGCATCGAACCGGGTAACGGGTTGCACAACATAATCCGGATAAATACGCACGCGCCCAAAAACTTCACGAATCGCATCACCCAGTTTCGCGCTGTTTGCTTTCGCGGGGTTCAGGTCGAGGCTTCGTCCTGTGGATGACGTGTAGCCACCAGCGTCAAGACCACTCATCATGAAAAGAGAATAAGCGGCTGTTGCGACAGCTACACCCACAGCGATCCAGCCAAGCGTTACCGGGTCAAATGGGACTGGATACATCCGCACATCGCTTGCGGGACTGATTACCTGAGACGACCAATCCCCCGGTGCGATGGGAACGCCGTCCACCTCAATGGCCAGCGGAGGCATTTCTTTATCTGTGTAATTTTCCACATTTGTCACCAGCCACTCTCGAATACTCATACTGCTATGTTCATGGGTTTCGAGTGGCTCTCCCGGCAAGCGGGAAGGATAAAATTTTATTGTCACTTCCAGAACTCCACTCGGACATAGCGGCGTTTAAAACGATTCAGTGGCAGGAACGTCACATTAGTGGCGCTTCCGCACTCTGCAACCATCAGTTCGCCATTTAATTTCACCACAACAGCAACATGCGTCACCGTCGAACCAGAGAAACAAGCCACTCCTGCCCCCTCGCAAGGGTCACAACGTTCCAGTTTTAACATTAACTTCCGCGCCTCACGATCGAGGCCGCCACCGTCTTTGGTCACCCCCGCGAAATCGGGCCATTCAGGCAGGTTTAGATCCCGTCGAATTTCATTGACCAGGCCAAAACAGTCGAGCTGCGGATACACTCTGCCGCCCTTCAGCCAGGTGACTGAAAGGTATTTGTCAGGGTTAAACATTGGGATTCCTTAGCTGATGTAACGCAGACCGGGGAATAAAGGGAGCGTATAACGGTATCGCGGCCAGGCTGTATCGAGGACATTCATATAGCCCGCGGTGATCTGCACCTCTGTCGCTGTCCAGTAGCCAGATTTGACCTGCAGCGTATACGGCACCGCCGCGGGCGCCGCTAAATCTGTGGAGATATAACTCCGGTAAGTCAGCGACGCCGGAAGACGGTTCGCCAGAGCATTGCGGATCGCCGTGGACACAACGCCGTCGATATTGCACAGAGCGAATTTCAGGTCCTGAGTTCCGTCCTCGTTACGCGCCGGCAGCGCAATATCCATCGCGCAGGCGGTAAAGGTTACGGTATCGCCGTTCTCCGTCGTCGCGGTAATATCCTCACAACCCTGGCAGAGGTAGTGAACATCAGAACCGATAGTTATCTGCAGCGTTTCAATGATCACCTCTGGCCCACTGCTGGCATAAAGGCGGTTAAGAATCGTCATGTTTAGGCCACTCCTTATTCAGCGCGATATCCAGTAACGAACTACCGACAATCCATTCCGGATAATTTCCCCACGGCGCCGGAATAAGCGGACGTTCCCATAACTCCAGAGTCGCTGAATATTTCCAGTAAATTGGCGCAACCAGCTCCGGCCCCTGATAAATATCCGTAAACCGGCATTTATAAAACTTAATGCCCGCCGGCGTCTGCAGCTTCATCAGGAACCAGGCCGCACCATCTGATAATGCATCGCGGAACCAGGATTCAAACGCCAGTCCCTGAGCATCGCTTTCCATGAACCAGGAGATGCTGGCCTGCGTCGGCGTTGACGTATAAGCTCGCCTTTGCCGCGCGCGGCCGGTGGTTAGCTGGGTTCGTTTTAACGGGCTTACAGGCTGGAATCCGTACCCTTCCTGAAGCGGCATAGGGAGAGAATCGTGGGGGTAGAAAATGTCAGCCATGCCGACTCCTTGAAAAGCATGTAGAATAAATTTTCACCGTTAACCTATGGAGGAAATATGGAATTTGCAACCAATCACCAACCAAGCGAATGGGGCGGCGATCATTATGGCCTGCGCATCAACGAACAAGATGAGGATTTGGGCCTGAACAACTCAGCAGAAATCGCCATCTGGTTTGAGGAGTTTATTGACTCAAGGTCAGAGCTAAACCTTGAGATCAGAAAACGCTCTCTCGCTTTTCTCAAGAGAGCCGTCGCTCAATTAGAAGAAGAACTTTCCGGCAAGTAGATTAAGGGCCAAGAATGGCCCTTTACTCCTTATACCCGCGCACATAACGGCTTTTAAGGGCTTTCCCAAATTCACCCTTTGGGCTAATCACCTCGCTGGCCATCTCAGATTTGATTTGCTTTGAAAGCTGCTTACTCATTAGTCCGTTGTTTTGATTTAGGGTTGTGGACAATTGCTCTGGCGTAATACCTTGCAGATTATTGTTCTGCACTATCGGAGCGTGAACAATCGTCTTCTGGCTGCTACTAACATTCTGCACCCCGGTCCCAAATCCAGAGCGGCCCAGCGTTGCATCAAGCGGTTTTCCATTCCGAAGCGCCTCAAGCTGAGACACGCCGATTCGGTTCGTTGATGCCTGGTCAAAGACATATTCACCTTTGTGAACAATACCCGCGGGCTGATACTTACCGCCGGGGCCGGTATAACCGCCAGAGGCGAAGCCAACAGCAGCGGCACTGGTGATGCTGGAAGTAATGGAGGCCATGAGCCCGATAACCTGAGCGACAGCTGCAAGGTTAGCCGGGAACGGCAAGCCAGCCATCGCCTGCCCCATCGCCATAGGAAGCTGCAGGGCTGCCTGAGCGATAGCGAATGCCTTCTGCGTCACAAAAGCAGCTTTATACATCGCGGATTGCTCGCCAAACATAGTTCCCATCGAATCGGTGATGCTGGAGAAGGAGTTTTGAGCGGATTGCATCTGCGCAACGTAGACAGCCGTAGTTAATGCCTCCTGATTCTGCTGGCCCTGTTGCTGTAAGGCCAGTAGCTGCTGCTGCTTCTGCTGCTCATTCAGGACGGTGCTCTGCGTTATCGCCTGCTGTTGCTGATTCAGCCAGGCCGCATAATCAGTCTGCGCAACTTTCAGCTTCTCGATGATTTCAAGTTGCGGGTCAATTTGCAGCCCTATCATGTTCAGACCCTGCCCTGACAGGTCGCTATTAGTCGCACCAGAATTAAGCGTTCCACCAGCTTTATTCACCCCTGATATAACGGAATCCGGCAGCACCGATTTGCTAATCAGGTCACTGGCTTGCTGTCCAGCGGCTTCTGGAGACAGTTTTTTGAGGGCCACCATCTTTTGCAAGATTTCGAGGCGTTTTTGCAAAGTCTCGTTTTGTCGCAGTTCCTTCGGTGCTATTTGCTCCTGCATCTTCCGGTATTCATCCAGCGTCTTAACGGAGTTCTGTAACGCCTCCTGCTGCTTGTAGGCCTGCAGGATTTCATCGGAACGGGAAAGAATAGACTTCTGGTCAGCAGTGAGCTGCGTTTTAGACTTGAGGTCAGCGATCTGTTGCTCGAACTTAACCCGCGCCTGTGTTGCGCTGTTCAACTTGTCGCTGGCATCCAGTTGGGACTGCATGGCAGCAGTCTGCTGGTTTATCTGATCAAGAAGCCGGGTGGCAGCATCTTCGGTGTAGGCTTTTCCTTTTGGCGTTTTTGGTGCTTTGGGATCCTTGTACATCTCGTTAATGCGAGAAACGTTTTTTGCGTATTGCTCAGCAGTAATTGCTCCAGACTTCAGGAACTCGTTCTGCTGCTTAATAGCTTTATTGCGCTTGTCCGCATTGCTCAAATACTGCTGGTTAACTCGATCCGCTTCCTGCTGAGTTTTAATGCGCTTTTGTTCTGCCTTATCATGATTGCTGATTATTCCAGTTAAAACGCTTTCAGTGGTGATTTGAGATTGAAGATTATTTAGCTCGGCTTCGAGTTCACTCTTTCTTCCACCAAAAAATAGTTTCCCGCCAGCAGCCTTATCGATCCAATCCAATTCCTTTCGTATTTGAAATATGCGCTCTTCCCCGCTTTTCTCACGACCAATATTAAGCATTGCATCCCATGCACTCTTTGCTGTTTTACCCAACGAATCCCATGCACTCTCGAGAAAACCCAGATTCTGGTGAATATCACTCGCGCGTTGCTGCATTGTGTTTGCGTAGGCATCTGTGGCCACGCGTGCAGCCTCCTGCTGATTACCTTCATCCTGAAGTGCTTTGATTTGGTTGTAAGTTGCAAGCGTCAGAAAGTGGTACTGGTCGTTAAGTTTGGTAATAGCTGCAACCGGATCAGCAGCAATGTCGTTGAAGTCGCTCACCAACTTATCGATCGCAATACCAGTGGCTTCGCTCGTTTTAACAACGGCGGTGGTAACACGCTCCAGAGAATCCCCGGCGACTTTACCGGATGATACCAACTGATTTAATGTTGATGCGGCCGCGCCGGTGGTTGAGTTTGCCGCAACTGATACACGGGCCGCCATATCAGCCAGTTGACCGGATGTTTTACCAACCAGATTGCCGGTCAGGGTCAGAGACTTGTAAAACTCGTCCTGCTCTTGGGAGCCCTTATAATAAGCAAGGCCAAGAATGCCGACAGCCGCAGCCGCCAGTGTGAACGGGTTAATCAGCCCCGCTACATATCCACCAACGCCTTTAATCGCTGGCCCAATACCGCCGAACATATCTTTAAGCTGACCGCCCTGCTGCATGAGCACCATGAACGGGCTTTGACCGGTAGACAGACCAACGACAATATCCGTCATCTGAGCGGGTATCATGCGCATGGCCCAAGCGGTTTGTTTAGCTGACATGCCAGTTTTACCGAGTTGCGCCTGAGTCTTTTCAAGCTCACCGCGCATTTCACTAAGCGTCCCGCTTAGTTTGCTGTAGGTTTCTGCCGACAACATGCCTGAAGCCTTTGCACTATCCAGTTGCTTCTGCTGCTGCGCAAGACGGCGAAAACCTTCTCCAACCGGGTCGAGTAGAGCCTCAAGCCTCCGCAGGGCTGCTACTTGCTCATCGTGCGCTTTCGCGGCCTCCCGCTGCGCCTGCGCCTCACCTGTAACCTCTTTGCGCGTCTCCTGGAGTTTACGAGTGTACGCATCGAATTGTGCTGTGTTTATTTTTCCTGAAGATAGCGCTGCGGCTAACTCGTTTTGCTGCTGGTCAAGGTTGCGAAGCGCTGCCGTTAGCGGGTCTATACGGTCAATCATGCGCTGGAATGCCTGCGCCTGAGCCTCCTGCTGTGCGGCGGCTAACTTCCCGGCCTTTTCAGCTTCACGCTGAGCCTGAGCAACGCCGCTTAATTCCTCGGTGGTGGCCTGCAACTTACGAGCCAGAAACTCATACTCTTCTTTGTCAATCAGCCCCTTATCGAAGTTGCTTTTCAACTCCGTGAATCGACGCCCAAGGGTGGTAATAGCCGCGCCAACCGGATCAATTGCAGCTCGTAATTTATTTAGGGCCTCTTTTTCCTCATCTGTAGCTTTAGATACTTTGACAATGCTGGTTACTGCTCTATCACCAGATTGCGTCATTTTATCAAGTGCAACAACCAGGCTATCAGCCTGCTTCTCTGCCCCGGAGCTGTCCAGGCGTATCGCTAGCCGTGATTCTTGTTCTGCCATTTACTTTTCTCCGGGCAATAAAAAACCCCGCCGGAGCGAGGTCAACTTAGCATGTTCGTATCAAACAGGTTTTTATCTAGAACTTACAATTACACTTCTTAGGAACTCATGCAACTCAGGAACCCAGCGACCAGTGGTGTCACCTGCATCAATTATCTCTATCAATTTTTCGGTAATTATTTCAGCGAGTGTAGGAAGCCCGATTTTTTCACATAACTCTTCAAACTCCTGCTCAATGACTTCATATCTGAGACGATTATTAAGTGAGTCTAATATGTGATTATGTGCCACATCATATATGGGATTGCCTGAAAATGTATATGCATATGGCTCCCTACATTGCGACAAGGGTCGAGGCATATCCTCAATATGACCATCTGCTATATCTTGCATGCTTTTGATCGTATCTATCATGTCATTAATAGATAAAACCCAAACCCACATCGCATAAAACAAGGCATCCACCCATCGTCCTTCATCCTCACTAAAATATCTCATTTTTTCTCTAATGAGGATTTGTGCATGAACCGACTGATTTTCTGCTGCAAGTCTGTTAAGTTCAATCCATCCTTCATTATTTTTATTTGCCAATAAATAGTACATCGGCAATCTAAGTCTATCCTCAATTCTTACAGTCTCACCGACCCCAGTCGACTGATAAGCAACTTTAAGGACCTGACAGGCCTCATCATATCGTTTGTCATTCTTAAGTTGAGCAGCCTCCTTTAATAGGGATAAATATTCACTCATTCGGTTTGTGACCCTGTGCATTTAAATCACTACCGCAGTGTTTGCACTTTACCGCTTCTTTCCGTACAGACTCTGCACAGAAAGGGCATTTCTTATATTCGCCAGACTCTCCATTAAGCACGGCGCGACGTTCAGATGTTGAAGATGATAAGGCAAACAACAGGCCAAGCAGCGGTGAAATGAAAGCTGCAAACCCGGATGCAATACCATTCCCATTTGTAATATTTGAGGTTAATACAACCAACCCAAATCCAATAATGCACATACCAATGAGGTAAAGTAGCGCAATACCTATCCCGTTGCGTTTTGCTGCAACTACCGTTACCACTACTACTAATAACCCAAAAAGCGAAAATCCAAAAATCGGCTCCACATCCCTATCCTCATCATTAACATTTGCACACAGGTTAGCACAGAGAGAGAGCAAGGCAATGCGGGCATCCTTGCCACAATAGTTAAGCCTCAAAGCCAGGCAGGTACATTTGAACCTCATCAACCACGCGGGCACGGGCTGCCAAGAGCAGGCGTTTGCGACCACCAGCCCCCCATTTGCCCATACGACTTGCGCACTGACTCACTTCCTTGGTTTCGGCGTTTATCACATGGTCAATCTTATTTAAGCGAGCCATAGCATCAAAGCCATTACGGATCAGCATCTGGAATGTCTCGTATACCTTAATCTCGAATAACGGATTGAGCCACGCAGCATAACGGATGGCAATTAGTTCGAGTCCCCATGACCCCTGGAGCGGTCCACCTTTGATGGTTAATACCGATGCGATTTTCTTCGCATCGCTCAGGGCCTGTACAAACCTTCTTACTTGCTTTGTTTTAAGGAATTCACCAGGCCGCTGTGATTCGGTGGCTTTGCCTTCCGCCACAGCCGCTGCATGTAGATCGTTGAGATTGTAGCGCCCCTCGCCATCTACACGAACGGAAACGCCGTTTACTGATACGGTTGGATATTTCATCGTATTTACCTTTCTGTGGTGTGAGCCTGTTCGCGTAGACATGGGCAGCCAAGAGCGGAACGATGAAAACCACCGCCCTGTCTCAGACTCACACTACGGAAAGCTCTTGCTGGAAGATGCGCACGCGAATGCGCGATTTGTTGCGGGTATAAAAAAGCCCCGGACCGCGCCGAGGCTCATTTCTTCTTGCCGTTTCTTTTCTGCTCTTCAGCCCACGCATCCCGCCAGGCATCATCCAGTGCCAGTATCGCAGCGTCAAACTCGATACGGTCAATTAGGATGGAGCGAGAAGCCAGATAGCGCTCGATATCACTCAGGGACAACGGGAGCGGCACGCCAGCCATTCCTGCATACTGCCTGCCGCGAGAAATCATCGCGTAAGCGTTGAGGATCTCCCCCGTTACAGCATCAATCTCAGGCTCAGGGATTGGCGGGAGGTTTAATTTCTCCCGTCGCCACTTTTCCTTTTCACCCCGTTCGCCCCCGAAGACATTTAGCCACGCCTTCGCCTCTAGGGCTTTTTTACGGTTTCCTGAGTCTGCTGCTCTTTACCCTGAGCAATGTTTGCGGCCTCGGCCAGTATCAGCCAGTACAGCTCCGGGTGCTGTTTCAACATGGCGGCCCCAAATTCTGGGGTATAGTCGAGAGCAACCTCTGTGCCATCCACCAGCTGGCCCACACCCTCCCAGCCTTTCAACAGAAACCGGGCCACGTTATCGATCAGCAGATCATCAACAGAGTCGATATCGCCCACGCTGGCGAGATTAAATTCTTTGGTTCCTACCTTATAGCCTGCGTCCATCTTATCGATGTGGCGGCGCACCAGCGCGTTTCTGGAGCGATATTGTGAATTCTCGCTGCTGGCCACCAGCAGGCGAAGTTTGAACAGCGATTCTTCTTCTGGCGAGGATTGCTTTTTGCTGTCTTCTGGCTTTTTGTAGGGGTAAAACCAGCGCTCGCCGTCTAAATCAATTTTTGGGGTAACGATCAGCATAAAAACTCCATGGAAAAGCCCGAGCCGCAATGCTCAGCGGAACGGGTCAGGGAAATTAAGGGGTTGTGACGGTAATTGCAGAGGTCGCGGTAAAGGTCCGCGCTTTGCCGGTAATGGTCGCGGTACCAGCAGCATTGCGCGTGACTTGCGCTGTTTTCTGGCCTGTTGAAACCACGCTGGCAATCGCCGGATCCGAAGAAGTCCATACAACGATGTCGCTGGAGTCTGCCGGGGTTAAAGTGGCGGTAAGGTTCACAGTGGAGCCGACAGCACCGGAAGACGTCGCCGGCGCTACACTAATGGCCGTTGCCGGTACGGTAGGAACGCGGGTGATCGTCGGTGGCGTATTGGCTGCCGTGATATCGAGCTGAACCTGAACAATATCGGTGCTGCCTGCGTCGGGCCAGTCGCCGGAAATCTGCACTTCCGGGAAATCGAAGGTATAGGCGCCTTCAGCATTCTCCAGCGTGAAGCTAAACGGCACCGTTTCGCCGGTGAACGTTTTTTTGTAAACCTCCCAGGCTGCTTTTGACCAGGACAATGTGACCTGACCTGACGGCGTAAACGTGGTGGGAATGTTTGCGCCGGCGAACGCCGAACCGGTGCCGATGCAGCGCTGAGTCTGCATGTTGTTGTCGAACTGGATGTTGAAGGTATCTACACAGAAACCATTGCCACCAGCGACACCATTCAGGCTAAGGGCTGTTACCTCTTTGAACGAATAGCGGAGCGCCCCGGCATTATCGACCGGTGCAGTAAAAAAGCTTGTATCGTCCGCTTTCGTTTCCCAGTCCAGTCCAGCAAAAGTGACCGTGGCGGTGATATCGCCATCATTCGGGATTTCAATCTGGAGCGTGGATACCTGGCATCCGCGGGCAATCTGCGCAATCCCCACGTCTTCAGCGTAAGAAGCCACGGAGAACGAAATGCGCCCGTTGCCCATCGTCAGCACGTTGTTTACCCATTCCGCACCAAAGCAGCTCGCCAGAAAAGCATCGTGCTGGTTCCAGCGAAATTTGGTACCGACATCCCCGCCAACATCAATCGTGCCGCGCGATACGCCCTGGGCCATTCGGTTGCCGGCGATTTCATCGTTATCGTTGGTATTCTGGGTCGGAGCAAGGCCATATGATGCGCGCCTTAACAGATTCCACGACCCAGTTGTGGGTGTAACACCCGGAGTGGTTTCGCGTATAAACGCGGTTACTACTTTTGCGCCTGAACTCACAGGAGCCTCCTGTTAATGTGCGCTACAAAGCGCGATATGGAATTTGGAGATTTAGCTGCGACCAGCCGTCGACCTCGCCCGCCGGGACCACCGATACGGCGAAGTAACTCAGTCGTCCGTCATTCTGGAACTCGAAGTGCTGCGTTAGCTGGTCTGCGGTTTGAGTAATCAGAATCGTGCCGGTATAGATCGGAACAAATAGCTGAATGATGATGACGCCGGTTCGATGGACTACCGGCCCGGCCCCGATTTCGTTGGTTCCCGCCTGTCCTGAAATATTGGTGAAGCGTGCCCAGATATCGCGGCCACTCGGATCAAATATCGGCCCGTTGGGATAGTCCACCGCATCAGCAGCAATAGCGGTCTGCGCCGTCATTCGGGAAATGACAGCGTTTCTGATTTCTGTAAGGGTCATTTGTAGGCCTGAACGACACCGTTAAATGAAACTGCATAGACGCCCGCCGGCGCCTGCGTTGAGTGACCATTCTCCAGCGACACGGAATAAGGCAGGTTCGACTGAATGTAAATCACTGAATAGGCTGGTGCCTGGTCAATGATGTTTTTGCCATTGAGAAACGTCATTGTCCCGCGCGGATCTGGTTCAGTCGGAACCGAGTAATCCGGTGAGCCGATACTGACGAAATGCGAAGCCCGGAACGTGCCCGCGCGATAATCTGCCGGGCGCCGGATATCCATGCTGTCGTTAACGCGGACTTTCTTCCTGAGTCGCCCGGTTTTGGTCAGATTGGCGGGATCGGCATAGAGTGATTCGTTCCATTCCCCGACAGCTTTGTTGTACTGAACGGCGGTGGCATTAATCGCCCATAACTCGGGATTGCCGACAGGAGACCGTTTCACGATTTCATTCAGCAGCTCTGTGGCGATAGTTCGCTGGCGCAATCTCACATCATCAGCCACCAGCCCGGCGAATGCTGCCGGGTCGATACTCCATCCCTTAGCCATATCACACCCTCCGTAACTGGATGGAGTACGCAGCTCCAGCAGAGTCGGCAGAAGCGGTGATGATCTCGTAACGCTGAAGCTCACCCGTAATCGGATCCGGTGCGATGATGATATGTCCGACGGCCGGCTTATCAGTCACCTCGTTAACCAGGGCGGTTAGCTTCACATCACCATGCAGAATATTAACGCCATCGATACGGCGGAGTTTATAGCGCGCCAGCACTCCGCGCCCTGAGTAAGTCACCTGTGTTTCAGTGCCGGTTTCCGTAACCGGATCCCAGGCACCACGAACGGTGTAACTGCCGGTGAACGCCTTAACCGCATCCTGCAGATCAGTATCGAATGCTGTGGCGACTTCTGTCTGCAACTCATCACGTATACCCATCGCATTCACCACCGCTATGACGGAATTTAACGATCACAGAACCGCGAAGCCTACGGGTATAGATTTCACCATTTCGTTTCGCCCGGAGTGGATGAGGTGCAAACTCAACAACGCCCTTTGCCGGGTTTGCGTAAACGACATAATTGATCGGGTTTCCATTCACAAACACATCGCGAGGGCCGAGCCCGTCACCGGCATAATGCACATCAGTGTTTTGCATATCACCCCCTTACCAGCCGTACCTGAGACTGACTAACGCCATAGGGCTTTAGCATTGCAAGCGCCAGCTGCAGGTCGGAATCGAGCAATGCAGAGCTGTTGGTAGCGAGTTCTGCGAAGGTTTTGGAAACAGAAACGTCGTCAGCGTCAACGGTCTTACTCAACAGCACCCCCGAGTCAGTTTTCTGCTGATACAGGCCACCATTTGAGGCTGCCAGCGCCGCATAGGCGCCGGCCTGTTTCACATCGTCAGGAATAATGGTTTCGTGAGTTGCCTTATCGCACGGCAGTTTCAGGTTAAGTCCATTCATCCAGGTATTAGCCATCAGCACAGATTTGGCTTTTTTGCTTTCATCTGTCCAGGTGGCACCGAGAATCGAATTGACATCTTCAACGGTGATGAAAGTGATCATGCATCACTCCATTTCTTTCCAGCCGTGCGCCTTCCAGTTCTCCACTTCATCAGGGTGAACGTTGGCGGTATTGGGGCCGCCGGGGAATGCCGGGAAATCGGTAATCATCGCCACCAGCTGCTGTTCCTGCTGTTCCTGCTGTTCCTGCTGTTCCTGCTGTTCCTGCTGTTCCTGCTGTTCCTGCTGTTCAGGATCATTGGCATCAACCTGCGCGGCCGCAAGTTTTGCTGCAGCACGTTCAGCACGCTGCTCTTTGGTTAATCCGGCCATAAGCCCTCCACTAAAAAAAGGGGCCGAAGCCCCTCATGGTTGATGGTTTTCAGCCAGCAATAATGACGCTGTGACGCGGAACTGGCGCAGCGACACCCCACGCCAGACCAACTTCATAACGGATTTGGCGATACTGGCGGTACAGTGCCACCTGGAAGGTAATGCCTGATACCGGGTCGGTAACGTTCATCACATCATCCGCAGTATCCCCACCTTGCGGCATTGCCGGGGTGCGAGATGCCAACAGCAGCGCATTACGGTCAAACGCCATATTCGCCACATAACCTGCACCACGGGTAATAGCGGTGTTATCTGCCAAATCCTGACGCAGACCAGGCTGAGCAAGGGTGATAGTACTTGCGGTCGCAGCTGCAACTACATACTTGTTGTCGTCGCCAGCAAAACTCACCACATCGCCAGCGGTGAAAGACCCTGTGCCAGTATCAATGGCAATGATACGATCGCCTTCAACCTTATCTCCATTAACCAGGTAGCCCGCGGCAGCCGAGGCCGTGTGAGTTTTAACGCCGGCGGAGTTATGGATATTAAAGCCCTCCAGGCGCCCCAACGTACCTTCACGCAGCAGTTGTTCCGTCCCGGCTTCGTTCACCTTAAACAACACTGACTGTTTGCCGCGCAGGTTTGCGATGGCAGCTGAACCGAGAACCATCTGGAGATCGGTAGTCGGTGAGCCGTTGTCCTCCAGCACCTTACGGGCCAGCGCGGCATCACTGAGGTCTTCCTTGATACCGAACGGCGTAGTTCCCGGCGTGCCAACCTGACGCGATGCGTTGAAGTACAGCGCCCCCAGATCTGCGTCAACTTCGTTCGCCAGTGCGCGGAATGCCTGCTTGAACTGGTCAGCAAGGATGGTGTTGTAAGTACCAGCCGGACCGAGGGCCAGTTGCTCTTCACCATTCCATTTGACAGGAGCCATTTTGGATTTAGTGATTTTGACATCGACGGTACCGATGTTCTGATCACCCGTGTTAGGAGCCGAAGGGCCCGGCACGATGTCTTCAGTTACTGCTACCGGGGCAACTGGTGCGGTAACCGTCTGGTCTTTTGCTGCAGCATCTGCTTTGGTGTTACGGGCGACGGCAGGAATAAAGCCTACCTGCTCGCGGGAAACAACATCCAGAGCGGTATAGATAGTCGGGATCAACCCGGTCAAAGTGTTCGACATGATTCATTTTTCCTTAGAGATGGGTTTGGGTTGGCTGAGCTATCCAGCTCCGGCGCCCGCCGCCATCCGGCGGCAGGCAAAAGAGGACTAATCAACGATGGTGACACCGTCTTTGAGGGCATTTTGTTTGCCTGCAATATCCAGCGAATCGAATGCATCACGCTTCATGGTTTTCTGCCCTGCCTGATGCTGGGACTGACGTGAACCACCGCCGTTATTGCCACTGGATTTCAGGATGTGGTCTTTTTGCGGGTACTGCTCCACCAGAAACTCCAGCGCTTCATCAAACGAGGCCAGCTCGCCCGGCTTCGAGCGGGAATAAATTTTGTTGCCGGTTCCGTCATAGGCGACAACTTTACCCTCTTCGACCTTAAACGACTGACCGAAGCGGGCCTGAAGCAGATCGGCAGGGATGGCGATTTTATCGGTAATAAATTTGGAGCCAGTGAAGCTACCGCCGATCATCGAATCGTACAGTTGACTTTCCAGCGTTTTATTTTTGTTGTTGGCCTCATCCAGTTGTGCCTGGAATGATTTGGTAATATCCGCTTTCACCTGGTCAACAGCACCCGCGTCGATCAGTTTTTTCTGGTCGATTTTGGTCATCATGTCCAGCGCTTCGAGAGCCTTCGCCGGGTCACCGATTTTGGCGAATTTCGCCAGGCTGGCTTCAGCTGCTTCTTTGGCTTCACGATGAGATTTCGCCTCACCGTTCAGCGAGGAGATTTTTCCAACGGCCTGCACAGCATCGAAGCCGATCTCTTTGCCGTCGTCATGTACATAAACGGGAAGACCGTTCGCATCAACTTCTGCATAGCTCTTGCCGTTTACTTCAACTGTTTTCAGTTTCATGTGGTTACCTTTTTGTGGGTCATCCGACCGTTGCGCCGCTCACCATCCGGATCACGGCAATAAAAAAGGCCGCCTGGAGGCAGCCTGTTGATGAAAATGATAATTAAAGCCCAGCGTCACGGAATGCCTGGTCGTCGCGCTCACGCAACTGGTCCAGCGTCAGCCATTCGCCTTTGTCGTTGTAGAATTCATCAGGAGACATGCCGCCATCACGAATCAGCCTGGCACGCGTCACACCGACAATCTGGGACTGCCGCGTGAATGACTGCCGCGAGAACCAGCCCTGATAATCGGTATCCGAAGGCACCTGCCCATCCATGCTGGCACGTGAGCTATCTGATATTTGCCCTACAGCAATACCCAGCTCATCAGACGATTTCAGGATGTAGGTTTCGACGCTGCGGCAGCAGAAATGGATTTTCCCGGGCCCCTGCAGATACGGCACCTTATGGCCGATAGGCTTGTTATCCAGGGTGTATTTGAGACGGTCGCGAATCCGACAATCCTTTGATGTCCGGTTATCCAAAGTGGATAACCACTGCTTACCCTTCAGAATGTCGTCGTTAGCATCCGCAAAGCTCTTTCGCGCCGTCGCCGCAAGATGCCCTACAGCTGTTTTGGCAATGCTGCCGGCGTTGGCCCTGCTCATCTGCAGCGCGCCATCCTGATAGCCACGGTTAGCATGACCACGCACCTTTCTGGCGATTTGTTCATGCGTATCGCCCAGCAGGAATCCCTGCCGCACCGTGTTACTGATGCGCGTCATGCGATCGGCTTCAAGGCTATCAGCCCATTCACTGAGCAGGCGTCCCTGAAATGGCTTGGCCATCGCCGCCGCATACACAGCATCAGGGGAGATTCCCACCAGCGGATGAAGCGCCAGAACATCGTCGGGGATAGCAAACTGGAACAGGCTCAGCTGAAAGCCTGCTTCGTGCTGAGCGAGTTGCTGCAGTTCATCAGATAGTCCGGCGTACATTGACTGCACAGCCTCGCGATTGAGAGCCCTGACACTACTGAGCAGCGCTTCCAGTCGCGAGACGGTAAAGCTGTCCGCATCCAGGCTATCCATCGCCACCAGCAATCTGGCCGTCAGTTCCGCATCGCTGTCATTCAGGGTTTTTATCATCCTGTTTGCAACGCTGGTGCTGTACCGCGCAATCCATATCGCATGCGCTATCGATTCATCCTGAAGCTTGTCATTCGCCGTTGCCATTTGCACCACCCGGGTTACTCAGTCCGCCGGCCAATGTGACCTGCTGATTTCGCAGCTCGTCGATTATCTCTTCGGGCTTCGCATCCGGATCGATAAATTTCAGAGCCTGCAATACGCGAACAGCATCGACCTGACGTATATCACCACCCTGACGGAGCGACTGAACAGCTGTTGCGGCTGCGGCATCAAACGTCTGGGCTGAAACATCCAGTTCGGTGCGTACATCGACATTGCCGCCTTCTTTCTCGCCCAGCCATTCCGCCATGATCTGCAGAATGTTATCGAGGGCGTCCTCAAGAGAGCTCGCCATCGTATACAGAGGGGAGTTTTCCTGCATGCGCTCTTCATTGGTCTGATCAACGGATTTGGTAGAGGTATTCTCGGCACGTAAGAGTTTTGCCCCGGCCTGCCGCATCTGATCTTCCAGTTTTTCCAACGACGTTTCACCAGCTTCAATCGCAGCCCCGGTATGCTCGACATATTCCAGTCCCTGGCGCTGACGGTCATCGAAACGAGTCGCAGAGGAAGAACCTATCGTCAACGTTTCGCCATCAGCCAGACCGTAAGCCACCAGCAACGGCACGCGAGCGACATGAAGTATGTTGTCCTGTTCACTCTGGCTCTGCCAGTGCTTGATATTCAGTAAGGCGAGATTAAGCAGTGGCGGTGATCCACGCATGAAACCAGTGCGTTTCGTGTAGAGCGTTACCAGCGTAATATCGTTACGGCTGGTTGCCCATTCTTCGTGAAGCGTCCATTGAGCTACTCCATTATCACCTGCTTTGCGGCGGTATATTTCAACCTTGCCGGGCATGATATGCCGAATTTGTTCAACCTTCGTCTGCCCGTAGTCATCTCCATCAACAATGATTGATTCACGAATACGCAAATCTGTGAGGATGACCTTTCCCCCTTCAACTTTCGACTTCCAGCCTATGACCTGCCGAGGGTTCAGCATCGTAACGTATGGCCTGCTCCCGGCTGCTATTTCATCAGCTTTTGTTCTTACGGACTGAGTATCCACTCGTGGATAGTCCACCAGCGCATGAACCAGACCATACTGAAATCCGATGCTAAAGAATTGCTGCGCCCATACATCAAGGCGATTACCTTCCATGTCGATGTCAGTAGATAGCTTTCTGATGCTTTCGGGCGCGCTTTCGCTCAATACCGTAGGTTCAGCAAATACGCGCCCTATGTTTTGTTTGATCGCTTCTTCATAGGCAGGGAGCAGAGTTGCAGCCGCTAATCGTTCTTTGTAGCTTTCGGGGTCTTCATTGGGCCATTTCGGAAGATACAACTTCCCCTGCCGGCGCATTTCCAGCGTGCCGCCCATCAGCGCATCATTAATATCCCATGCCTCAACCATGTCGTTATAGTCGAGGTTGGGCGTTGAAATATCAGGCATGGTTTTACATCCGCAGTTGGGTGACTTTTCCAGTCGGTTTGATGATCGGGAATTGCTTCACAATGAAATACCCACCGGCATCGTTGGGGTGATCGTTATCCGCCGTTTTATCCGGCTCACCGTTTTCGCCCCAAACCTGTTGCTCAAGCGACTCGGTGTACACCGGGCACCGCTTTACATTCACTTTGTAGCGACGTTTACCGTTACCATTGCAGAACATGGCATTCATCGCGTTGATGCGGTCTTTCACTGGCGGGTTTGATGCATTAACAACCACATTGAAGCCGGCCTGCTTAAGCTGAGCGATATCCGTGGCGCTGGCATTGCTGGATTTGCGGGAATCGCCGGAAGCGTCCGGGTAAATATAGATTTCGCGCACCTTGCGATAATCGTTGCCGTCGTACAGCCAGAACCGTTCTTTGATGATGCGGATCATGTCAGGGGTGTCGTAAGCCTTCACAATTTCATTCACCGCAAACGGAAGCCCCAGACGTAACACATGAACAACTCCGGCCATCTTCCCGACGTTGAAATCCATACCGATATACAGCGGCTCACCGGGTTGTTCTTCCTCACTGCAGTTATTCAGCTTACGGTCAAACTGATGGTAAATCGTCCCGCTGGTAAGGTTGGTGAACTGGCCACGGAGATAAGCCTTGATCAGCTCCGGCGGGTATGACTCCATTAGCGACGGAATATAGTCCGGCGGCAGATTCTTTTCGTTGTCGAACGTCGAGGCCTGCACCAGGCCGTACAGCGTTGAGAGTGAAGGCTTATCGCGTACAGCCTTTGCGAACTGCTGATAAACGAATTTAAACCCTTCCGGCGTCGTGGTGACGTCGATTCCGTTACGAAGACCGTCCACGTTGTAACGCATACGGGCAATAATTTTTCGCCAGGCTAACTGCGCCTTTTTGGCGGGCATTACATCCAGCTCATCAATCAGGGCATTACCGATTTTAAAACCAACGATGGTTTGCGGTTTCTCCATCGAGCGGCAAATCGTCGTTCCTCGGTACTGGCGACCGGCGTAGAAGTGAACCTCTTTGTTTCCCTCATTGATTTTGACATTCAGCCCCCAGTCGTGGGCCACTTCCTCAACAGTGGGATAAAAGATGTCACGGATCTGCGGATACGTTGGCGCAAAGTAACCCTGGTTGATTTTGGGGTGTTCCCACATCCCTTTGCAGATACCGCCGCAGCCGACCCACGTCTTACCGGAACCGAAGCCGGCGACATAGGCCTTAAATTTGTACTGCATCGCAAGGAATTTGGCCTGAGGGATGTTAAGCGTCGGTGCTATCGCCATCCTCTTCCCTCACTCGTGCATCGACTACGTTGATATTTATTGCAACTGGCGTTGGTTCGTCATCTTCCGGGTCAGCGGCCAGCTCTTTACGGAGCTTGTCGATCTCCAGCTGCCGGCGCTCGATTTCAATCTGCTGTAGACGCTGGGCGAATTCACTATCAGCCAGGCCGAGACGCTTCATCACCGCCTCGAACATTCGCTCGCGACTGATAGCGGTTATCTCCACACCGTTCTTTCCGAGCTTCACGCCGGAATAGGCAAGCGCTGCATCAGGCGCCAGCTTGCGCGTATCGGCGAAGAAAGGATGGCCGATGCCATCACCATTACAGCGAGGACATTTCGGGTTAGGCGAGCTGGTATGGTCGTAACCGTAGCCGCCTCTGTCGTTTGGCTCTTTCCCTTTCTTCGCTAAAGCCTCAGCCAGCTTCTCTTCAAACTCAACAGCATCGCGCCATTGATACTGGTGACCGAAGCCCCAGCAGTAACGGCAGCTCCCGCGGCGATACTGAGAAAGTTGGTTGGCGTCGAATGTTGCCAGCCGCCACATCTGCTCAAGCACTTCATCAGCGCTGCCAAGCGTGCGCACAATGGATGCTTTCTGCTGCTGCGCAATGGCCTGCGCAACTGAAGTTTTCTGAAGCAGCTGATAGCCAATTTGTTCAGCAGTCTTCTTGCTGTACCCGGCACGGATAGCGGCCTGCGTGGCGTTGTTGTCCTTCAGGTATTCCGCGACAAATAAACGCTGTTGATCGGTGAGTCCATCATCTTCCACCAGCTCTTCTGCGCACTTTTCCTTTTGCGCAGTGCGCAATTTCTTCTGCGCAGGTTTTTGCGCAGTTTGCGCAGTGGGTTTCTTGATGTATCGGCGGGCAGTAGCGTAATTCAGTCCCTGCGCTTCACACCAATCCTTCGGTGATACGCCGGTTGCGGCATGATCGGACAGGAACCGTTGCTGAAGCTCGCCCCAGTCCGGTTTTGCCATAGATTACTCCGTATTCTTTCGCACTGGTTCCGCCTTCGCTTTCTGGCTGATACCGTGTTTAGTGATGAGTGCGGTTGTCTTTCGGTAATCAGGTTCTCGCTGGAACATCAGGCAGAATAAAGCCAGAGTCCTGAGGTAGAACGGCAGCCACCAACGGATTTTGACCTCTACTGAAATTGTGCATACCGGCATAGGCTCCCCTATTCGATAACCATTAAAAAAGCCGCTCGAAAGCGGCCTTTGGAACTGATTGAATTACTAATCAAAATACTTATCTAATTGCTTAGTTAGCGCACGGTTAAGTAATTCTTTCGATACCGTCACAAGCGTGCCAATGCTGGCATCCTTAAATCCGCTTTTAAGAGTTGCCCACACTTCTTTGTTTCTAATTGCTTCCAGGAAATCATGTCCAGAGGCAGTTAGACGCAATGGCACTTCGTCAAAAAAACCTTCGTCATCTTGATCATCACTGCCAGGGCTGAAATACCCAATCCCATATTCACCATCGACGCGACCAATCAAACCACGATCATGCAATAACCGAATATGGAAGCGAAATTCGTTAGTTCGATGATCAAACCCCAGCGCCAAAAGCCTGGTAATACTCGTATGAGGCTCGTTCGAATCTTCAAACGCTATAAGCAGCCCCTTTAGATATTCCTGATCGATTTTCATTTATCACCCCATTTTCATTCAGGGCATAATTTAGCATTATCACAGGCACTCAGTGAATGCCTGCTGTAATGCCTTAACTGGTCTGCTCAGCCGCGGTATCAAACAGCGCCAGCGCTTCGGTCGCTTCCTGGATGGCCTTGCGGGTCTTCGAGACAATCTCACTTTCAGTGAAGACACGATCGAAAGAGTCAGCAAAAAGCTCAGACTTCAGATAGCTGTCGCCTACCCAGTCAATGGCCAGCTTGGCCGCTGCGGTGTCGTAGTTAACTTTCTTGATGATATCCAAGCGGATTTGCTCGGATGCAGTGATTTCTGACATGTCTTACCTCTGTGCGATGTGGGGAGCATTATCGAAGCCGCACGGTAGCGGCACTGATCGAATATCAGGATGTTACAAAAAGTTACGCTCGCTTATCTTTGAGTTTCCACACAGCAAAATAAGGAGCTTTTATGTCTGTTGATAATCAGAAACTTTTCCAGAAAATCGTCGAGGAGCTGGAATCACTCAAAGGTGAGACCGAGGTACTATCTATCGCTATATCTTGCCTCTTCAGCGAGATGCCATCAGATAGCGTCAGTAAAGTGAGGCTTAAATTCACAAAGGCCGTGAATGAACTAAACACCCTTAAACCAGCAGCAGCTCCTAGTCGAAGGAGGTCGCGTCAAGACGTGTATTCAAAAGCGCTGTCAATGATGACCAAGCCTGAATAATTTCGGCATCAAGGTTGCTAAGGAATACGCTTCGGGCATCCTGCGTGTTCCTTTCCTCTTCTGGCTTTAATGCTGCCGGCACTGCGTCAGAGATGTTGATCGGCAGGCTGAGGCTTCTCAGTTCTTCTTTGAGCAGGCGAACCTTTTCGATTACTGAATCAATGGCGTTGTCATCAATTTCAATTACGAGTTTTCGTTCTTTCATAGATACTCCGTTCCGGGCATAAAAAGTCCCGCTATTGCCAGTCATCACGATTGAAAGTTGCCACAGAGTAGCGGGCAACATTTCTGCGCTATACTGTTAAATCGCCGAGCTCAACAGAACAGGAATGAAAATATGATCGATCATTACTATGTAACTCATGCTCAACTCCTGGCGCTGAGAAACGTTGTTGCTTTTATTGTGCAAACGATGCCTGAAGAACAAAAAGAGAGTGTCCTTCAGGTTTTGAAAAAATTTGCTGAAATAGAATTAATGGATGGTATCGACGCGCCGCCTACGAGTGATATCACCCCGAAAACAGTTGAGAAGTTAAATAAAGCCTACAAGGCAATCTTCAATGACATTATCGATCTTTCAACGCCTGGCAGGAAATCTGCTTCAGCAAGCTACCTGCAATAGCTCTCGACCTTATCTCCATGATGGCCAGAACGTTCTCGTCTGGCCCTTTCTCAAGTTTGCTCAGTCGAAATTCAATATTCTTTGCCTTGGTCATCGCGTAACCCTGCCGGTTAGTTGCGGGCAGTTAGCCTGCACTGCTTTGTTGTGCGCCAGGATGTCACGCTTGGTCTGCTTATCCAACACATCGATATCGTGGTCAGTCAGGTAGATGATCCGCACCCAGCTGCAGGCCGTATCAACGACTACCGGGGCGGGTAAACTTTTCGCGCAGCTCGCGATCAACATCGTCATCAGGCATATGACTAACGGTTTGCTGTACATCGCTTGCCTCTTTCACAACTTCCGCCTTACGTTCTGCCGCGGCGACGGTGGCGGCGGCGTTCTCTTCGGTACGCTGCTGATCGGCTTTGGCTTCTGCCTTACTGGTCCCGCGAGCATGGCCGATGCCGAACGCGCCAGCGATAGCACACAGGATGACAACCACCAGCCCCGCGATAGCTTCGATTCCCATGATCACACCACCAGTACCGATTTTGCTTTCAGGAAGCGAGCGCGCCGGTTATTAATCCCGTTTTGTCCGCCGTTGATAATCTGAGTAACCCGGACAAGCTCACCCGGATATTTCAAGCAACCTTTTGAGACATAGAACCACGCTGCACTACGGGCCGCGTACGAGGACTGCTCCAGTAATTCTGGCTGTGCCACCAGATCAACCTTCAACCCGTTACCGCAGTCCCGGTAATTAGACAGTCCGGTTATTTGAATAAGTCCGCGCCCTCGATAAACCCAGCCATCAGTTGCCCTGTTGTTACCCAACCGCTTGCTATAGACAATGTTGGCGATAGCCCGCTGGCGCTCCAGGGGTAACACTTTTTCCGACTGGCTGCGCCCGAGGGAATTGGCCTGATCCTGCGTTAACCTGCCGTAACGAACAAAATCAGCAAGCCCGGCGATGCTGTAGTTGAAATTCTCCACTACCCTGTTAAACCCGAGGCTTTCATGGCCGCACTGAGCAATGAACATTGCCTGGTCGATAGCGGAAGTGATGCCAAACTCTTTCATCGCGGCTGTAATATGCGGAAACCAGCGCGCAGCTAACCCGGCGCTAATACCAGCCGCCTTCTGGAATTGTGTTTGATTCATTAGTGCCTCAGTACATCAACCAGTCGCGCTACATTGCCTCTTACGCTCAGCAGCACGACAAGGATCATGATATTGGCCGCGATGGTGGGCCATGATGAATAGGGATAGATGCCGCACAGATACGCCAACGGCACAGAGCTGTATATCACTGTTATCAGCCATGCCAGCCGCGACACCCACTTACGATGACGTGAGTCTCTGCGGCGATAGAACATCAACGTAATAACGACACCAGCACATAACAGCGCATTGATGGTTGCAGTAGGATCATTTAGTACCACCGGAACCTCCCCGGCGCGTTATTAGCGCCACCAGCGAGCCAATATCCTGATTGTTCAGGAAGGTGAGTATTTTTACGGCCAATGCCGAAATGATTACGGCACCAATTGCATCCAGAGGCTTATCGTTATACCCGGTCAGGTCGGATAACTTAGAACCGACCAGCCCGGAGCACAGAACTCCAGCGATATAGGACACAACGAAATATGCCATCCGTCGTGGGGCGCTCAAATCGGCCGCTGTCGCTATATAAAAGACGGAACCAGCAAATGCCCCGAACACAACACCGTAGTCTGTACCGGTTAATAGCCCGTAAACACTCGCCCCAGTTAAAGCGCCACCAGCTAAGCCTGTGCCGGTAATTGGTTCGGACATCGGTCCCCCTCTATTGCTGTGAATCCTCTCAGAATTGAGGGGAAAAAGAAAAGGCCGCGCATAAGCGCAGCCTCAAATGATTTGTTCCTCAGCTTGCCGAGGAGCCTTATTCATGGCGAAAAAAAGCCCGCTCAGAGGAACGGGCAGAAAGGTAGGCAATACTGATTCTGTACCGGATCGAGACGTACCTAATAGTCCGAGCTACCGATTTACCAGGAGAGCGCTCGCTTTTTCCGTTACTGCCTTTTAAACATAGCTGGAGAAGCCGAAACAGCAACCCCACTACCAAATAGCTTAGTAGCATTGCGTGGTGCCGGGTGCCTCCCGGTGAGCATGCCCCAGTCGGCATGGCCCGCGCTGCATTTACAGGTTCTGTAACTGACTGGACGCCCCTCCGCATAGGGGGATTCACCACACGAATAGATTAACAAGATGTTAATTTTATGGTCAATAAGATGTAAGCAAATGATGACATGCAGTTTTATTATTGCTGAGTAACTTCAATCTGGTTCAGGGCTCTCGCGCATGGGCGTTAATGTGTCGTGCAGCACATCTCAACCCAAGAGCCCTGACCGGATTGCAGATACGAAAAAGCCCCGGCATTTGCCGAGGCTTTAAATTTTTTCTTCAACGGTGAACATACAATGCCCATCGTTAGAACAAATTAACACGAATTCGGGAAAAGTAAATATCTCACCGCGTTATTTGTTTGAGTTGGGCCTCTGCCCACGCCTCCTCTATATCGAATTTAGTGATCAGCACGTCAAAGAACGGTTTAACCGACTTTTTCCAGGTGTCCAGAGTGATGGCGTCCGTTATCTGGCAAATGGCCCTATGTACAGCAGTGGAGAGGATTCGCTCATACCCGCGACCGCCACAACGTTTACAGTTACCCATCACAGGCACTCCCTGCTTCTCCGTTTCATCCTGGTTCACTACCTTCCCCCGACCGTGGCAGTCGTTACAGGCGGCGCTAACAGTCCCTTTTCCCTTGCACTTTTGGCAAAGCACCCGGACCTGCTCCCGGACCGACTTCACCTCCTCCCAGTATGATGGATAGATCCCCTTTGTAACTTTGACCCACTTCGGCGGTTTGCCGTCCGGATACGTTACTTTGTTGGTGAACGCCACTGCGTCGATGAATCCAGACCCATTGCAGCAGTCGCATGTTTTTTTACTGGAAGCACTGCGAGAGTAATCCTCAAAGGCGTACTCTGCGAGGATCCGGATAACCTGGGGTTTTACGGTTGGCGAGAGCTTGCGCAGCGCGGCAACCTTATCGCATTTTGTCAGCGCATACTCAGCCAATAGTCCGATAGCCCGATCCCGGTCATTGTTGCTTATGCCCATCTTGCCCAGGAAAGCGCTATACCCCATCGCGGCACGTTCCTGGGTCATGCCCATTGCTGCCATGATGTCGGTGCCGGTCAGTGAATCAGAGGCGGTAGCACGCGGAGAATCGCTAATCAGCGTGGATTTTGCGAAGTGGTATTTCACTGTGTTTTCAAGATTCACGCTGCGGCCCTCTTTGGCTGTTTTGGTTTGGTCTGGTTCAGGTTGTGCTTTGCTACTGGCGGCATACTGGCGCGCTTAACGCTCTCGGTTTGGTACTGCATGAAGTGATCGAGGGTCATAGAGATTCCCCAATGATGATCTGCCCTTTCTCGCCCCATATTTTGGTAATGCGGCAATCCCAGACGTGTGAATCATCCTCATAGAGGGCGTCCATTAGGGCTTTCAGCATATTGTCGCAGTCGGGCTTTGACTGATGTGGACGTCCTGCGTATTGCGCTCTCTTTTTCTGACTCCAGCTTTGCGGCATAGGCATGACGAACGTGACGTGAGCGCCGGAGTCTGGCAGGTGAATTTTGCGCAGACGAGCTTCATCACAGAACGCCCGGTAACGTATTACTTCCGGACGCTGCTTCCACTTATCAGCTCTGGTCATCCTGGGTTTGCCGATGGGCGTGATATCGTAGATTTTCATGATTTAATGAGTCCCTCTTTCCGCCAGATTTCCAGGGTGCGCATTACCCCCTCCGCGTGCATCAGGCGCAATTCGTCGTAGGTGAAATCGGTGGTTTTAGTTCTGCCGTCGATTACGTCATGGCACCCGTTGCAGGCGATCGCCGCCTGAGTATCGTCAGGCTTGCATCCTGTACCGCACGTACCCGCCAGGCGGTAATGCGCCAGCACGCTGGTTTCCGGGTTGCCGTTGCAGTGCCCAGGGATCCGCACGGTACATTCGCGGCCACGCGCCTCTTTGCGTAGGTTCGCCATACTCACCCCCACATCCTGTTGCGCCAGCGAGAGTCTGGCCGCGGCGGTTTTTTGTCCTCCACCAGCTGCGCGCTGACGGTCCATGTCATAAAGTCAGGGTTTAAGCTTCGTTCGACCTTTACGCCCCGCTGACGATATCTCGCTACCAATTCGTCGGCCTGCTGTGTTGTGCAGTCGTGATGGTGAAACCATGAATATTTCATCGGCTCACCCCGCGAAGCTTAAAAGCTGGTTTGCGGCGTTCTCGACTTCCAGCGGGCTGTTGAACGAGCGAGAGAGGATCCACCGCCAGAGAACATCGAGCGATGCTTTGTACAGTTCCTGAAATTCGCATTCGTCCATGCTGGCGAAAGAAATGCTGCGGGGGTGTTTTTTCAGCGTGCCATCCGGCAGCTTTATGGCGTCATAGTGGCCAGCTTCGACAATGACCCACGCCCGGTAGGCATCGAAAGATTTGCAAATGCTGATACTACCGGCACGTTTCTCGGCTACGCGATCGAGGTATTGTTCTGCGGCATCAAGCAGGGCTGATTCGTTACCGCCATAGGCGGCTAGAAAACTGGCGTAGCCATACACAAGCTTGCGCTCATTGGATGAGATCGATCCGCCGGTAGGTTCCCAGTAGTCAAAGCCGAGATTGAGTAAAGCAAAGTAGCGGCGATGAAACGCCGGATTGCGGACAAGCTTATAGTCGGCTTCCAGAACGGCGCCGAGCTTACATTTTGATTGCAGAAAATCGCTGGTCTCCTGCGTTGCAGGGATCAGGATACCTTGAGACTGTTTTATCAGGTGTAATTGTTGCGCCATGGGTTTCACTCCGTGGCGCTGAGATGCTCCGTTGCCGTTGTTCAGGCGGCAGCTAAATTATTGCAGCTTACTCTCGGTTTCGTCAATGCAACCAGCTTCTTTAGACAGTTCTGTAAATTCTTCAATAGTTAGCAAAAACTGGTTTTCTCTTACCTTTTCGAGTCCGGTTATTTTTCCTTCCTCACTCGAAATTAAAAACTTCCCGCCTTGCCTGATTATGTCTACCACTTCGGCGATATCGAGCTCCACTTCATCCCCCTGAGCGACATACAGACGCTAAAATATAGTCCGGCGACAGCATCAAAGGGACACGCTTATTGCGATACTTTGGGGAAATGCCAGCCACCAAGAAGGTGAATTAGTAGAACCAGTCGTCGGCGCTTTCCCATGTTTCCTGGAGAATTTCTGCAATAGTTTCTTTATCGCCATCTATGCCGCCGAAAACACTGAGCCCATCAGCACCAGCGCGACGAATAGATAATTTGCAGTCATCATATTTTTGATTTAATCGCCGCAGGAATTCGGCCTCTAACGCTGGTTCAGCACCGGTAGGCAGTTTTTTAGCTTTGTCGATGGTTATTTCGATTCTCATGGTATCACCCCTCTCGATATACTGTATAAATAAACAGTACACCCAACTTACTGAATGTTCAATATCTTAAGAGCACAAAACGTTAATTTTTGTCAGGAATGAGAAAAGAAAACCCGCCGTAGCGGGTTGAATTGACGGAAGTTTATTAAGCGGCCATTTCTTTTTGCTGACATAACTCAGGCAAATTAGCCCTCACAAGCGCCTCAGCAAACGGCGGCGGAACGGCGTTACCACAGCGCGCGACCTGCTTATCCTTTGCGTATTTCACGCCGCGGTAATCCTGGTCGATGATGTACCATTCGGGGAAGCCCTGCGCCCGGTAAAGTTCGTGTGGCTGCAGCATGCGCATACCGATATCAACGATACGGTAAGTAACGCCGGCGATTTCCACCAGTCCGGTGCTATCTTCCCCGCAGTATTCCTGCAGGAACGCCAGCACCTGCTGCGCGCGCTCTTCGTCGTAGTCCTCGACTGCTAGGGTCGTTTTAACTTCTCCTACATGCTGGCCGCCGGCAGTGATAGTCGGCATCGGCTCGTCAGTTCGCTGGCCATCGCGGCAGGTACCGCGCAATTTGACCAAGTGAGAAGCAACAACAGCATGGTGATTTCCAGTCGTAACCGTATGCGCCGGTGATTCCATCGAGCCGCCAGGATGCCCGGTATTGTTCACCATAAGGTGTGCCGCAACCACTGCATGATGATCCACAGTCGTTACTGAGTGTGTTGGCTCATCCAGCCCTACGCCCGGCCCGGTATAGTTCCCGCCATAATGTTTCGCCAGGAATGCGGATACCAGTTGCGATTTTCCGCCGCCGCCCGCGGTGATTGTTGCGCTTGGTTCGTCGGCACGGTGTCCGATGCTGGCGCCAAACTGCCGGGCAATGACAGGTGCAACAACGCATGAGCGGGACTGTTTCAAAATGGTATGGGCAGGTTTATCCAGCGGACGTGGTTTGGCCTGATACTCACTGCCGCCATTACCAGCCATAAATGGTGCCAGCGCGGCTTCGACTAGCCCTAACGCATGACCATTCCCGCCCGGGCGCCTGGACGTGCCAGCGGTCACTGTTGGTACCGGTTCGGTTACTGGCTGCCCTGCAGCGCCGGTGCGGAACTTCGTCAGGTGCGGGACAGCAATCGCATAGCCGTGGGTTTTCGTAATGGTCTGCAGCGGATCGTCCAGCGCCTGTCCCCGGAAACAGTCGTATTTGCCGCGTGTCGTTGTGTGATTGCACTTCACGATGAACGGCAACGCGCTGTCGATAACGAAACGCTGGATGCCGCGGGCGATACGTTTTAACGTATTGTCCGCCAGCGGCTTTTTGCGATCGAAGATGCTCGGCGCCGGGATGGACCAGTCGATGCATTCCGCAGCTGTGCGCCATGGTGCCAGTTTGCCTGCTAGCACCGCCGGTGATTTCGGATCTCCATGAGTGGCTTCCGGCCATACAATCGGCTTCCCATCGCAGCGCATCACCATGAAGAACCGCTTACGGATGGTCGGCGCGCCATAATCGCATGCGCGCAGCTCGCGATACTCAACGGTGTAACCCAAACCGTTTACCAGCCGTGCTGCATCCTCGCTATCAAGCGAAATATTCAGGAATTCGCAGCATTCGGCCAGCGCCGGATGATCCGCTGAAATGCCTGTGGTCAGCATGCCAATGAATGCCTCAAAAGTTTCGCCAGCGCGGGCAGGATCTGGACGCATTTCACCAGCGAGTAGCGGCCCCCACGTTTTAAATTCTTCAACGTTCTCCAGCTTCATTACTCGGGGTTTAACATCCAGCCCCCAGCGCAGAACCACCCAGGCCAGTCCTCGGATCGCTTTCTCGACAGGCTTAGCTCCTTTCGCCTTTGAAAAGTGACGGCAGTCTGGTGAAAACCACGCCAGCGCTACCGGGCGGCCAGCGGTCGCAACCTTTGGCCTGACTTCGTAAACCGATTCGCAGTAATGCAGCGTGTCGGGGTGATTAGTAGTGTGCATCGCGACAGCGTTCGGGTCATGGTTAATCGCAATATCAACGCTGCGCCCAATCGCCAGCTCGATGCCCGTTGAGGCTCCGCCGCCACCAGCAAAGTTATCAACGATGATTTCGCTCTCTCTCACGCGTATTTCTCCATGGCGCTGGCCAGCGAACGAGCCGCGGCAATTATTGATGGTACCGGCATTTTTTCCAGCCACATCCGGTTGATGTGGTGCTGCAGGCGGCGCTGGTGGTGTGCCGGGAGTTCCCCGGCGTTTTCTACTTCTGACAGGACCATCGCTACTTCAGCTGGCCATACAGTTTCAGGCACGTCCACCAGCAGTAGGCTTTCCAATTCCTGAATGCGTTTGCAGGCATATTCCAGTGAAGGCTCCACTACCTTACCTCCACTTCAATCCGGGCGATGGCCGCGTCGGCCTTCTGTACCTCAGGATGTTCGTCATAGTCAGGCAGATAGCGGCGAGCGACAGCGGACAGAGAAACCAGAGCCGCAAGCAGGTCGTCGCGTTGCCCAGCAACTTTCGCATTCTCAATCGCTGCATTCTCAAGCTGGGCTTTGTGTTTTTTGTACGCTTCAAAGGTATGCCAGGACTGGCCTCGGCGCACGCTGGCAGTGATATCCGCAACTTGTTCAGGCGTCAGCGTGGTCAGAGGCTGCACCGGGCAAATCAGCACCTGCCCGGCGTCCCAGTCGAAGCCAGCCTGAATAGACTCAACCTCGACGGAAGGTGTTGCTCCGATACCGCCTGGCGAATGGATGATGATCGTAATTGCAGGGTCACGGCGTTGCGTCAGTGGGTTAGACCAGATACGGGTCATCAGCTCAGAGAATTTAGAAAATTTCACACTGCACTCTCCTCAAACAGAACTTCGCCTTCAATCCCACCGACCTGATAAACGATCGAACCATCTTCCCGATATTCCATCGGTGCAGCGCTCCAGCCTTCCCCTTTGGGATCGTCATCGTCACCAACTTGAACAAAACCGCCAGTAACAATGCGGGCAGGGTACATTTCGCCCTCAGTCCAGTATCCCTCGGTGTCTTTTATGCATTTGATTTTCATGCCTGAACTCTCCCGTATCCCGGATATGGTTTTTCTCCAACAAATGCATCAAGGGCTGAAATGTCTTCAGGATTTTTGACGGCATATTCAACAGGTTTATCGTCATACGTTGTGCGGTTTTTCTGGACCTTCCAGCCGCCAGGCGTATAAGGGCAACGGCGGAACTTCACACCATCACCGCCAGTGACATACCAGACTTGAAAGAACCCTGTGCGCTGTCCGCTATAAGAGCCTCCCTGTTGTTTTTTAGCGCCTTCAGCGACGAAACGCCATTTACGTTGTTTGCTCATACAACCTCCCCGAGCACCCAGCGCAGTGCATCAGCGTATTCACCACTGGCAGCTTCAAGGGCTTTTGTGATTTCTTTGCGTGATTTGAGACGTGACTTAGTTTCGCCAAGCACGGCGCGCTGACGCCTGGCTTTTTCATGGCCGGTAGTCCCAGCGGTCGCAGATTCAATCTCTTTCACTTTTTCCCGCTGCTCTTCGGGTTTCAGTGATGCCAGCTGACGTGCCTGGGTAACGGTAACTGTGCCCGACTCCACTGCTTCCCGGACGGCCTGGGTGGCATCGAGAAGGGACAGCGTTGCACGAACGGTCTGAACGCTGCAGCCAAACAACACTGCAATGTCGTCCTCATCGAGCCCGCGGTCGAGCGCGTCTGACATTTTTTTAGCCCGGCCAAGTGGTGTATCAGGTCGGCGAATTTCGTTTTCGCTGACCATGTATTTAGCCATCTGATTTGCTGATCCGCGCTTAACGACTCCAGGAACAAGCAGTGGCTCTTTGCCTTCTTTCAGACGGAGTTTATTTGCCTCCAGGGTATGCTTAACGCGCTGACGGCCAACAACTACGCAGGTGAGCCCCGTTTCAGGGTCTTTCCAGACGATGATCGGCTCCAGTACACCCAGCTCCGCAATGTTCAGTACCATCCCTTCCTCGATCGGCAGGTGTACACGCTCATCGTAAAGTGGGTGGGTCTTATCGGTGACCAGGTGCAGGTTTTCAGGCTCAAAGTTGAGCACGTTTGTTTTGCCGCTGGCGCCGTATACGTCGATTGAATTTTTAGCCATGCATAGCCTCCTGAACATCTAAAACGCGTTGAAATACTGGACTACCGAGCAGGCTGTAATTCATCCCGATCGCTACCTTTGGCGCCATGCCGAATCGTTGCATGTCAAAGTCGATGACGGCGCGCTGGTCGCGAAATAACCCCAATCGTCCGTGACGAACAACCTCGCCGCTGGCCGCCGCCTCTCGGAAATACTTCAGGACGGTATCGCGGCTTAACCCAAGTTTTTTCATTGCGTCGGTGGTCGTCAGGCGCCCCTGATGTTTCGTGATACGAATCACTGCGCGGACATACTCCCGGCGTTCTGCAGCTGATATTGCTCTTGCCATACATCCCTCACTTAACGACGCGCAGATGGCGTACGTTTTTGCGAAAACTATTCCAGTCAAAATTTACCCACATGCCGCCGTCCATCTGGAGACGGTCAAGGATCCTTGCCCCGAGGGTTTCCGTCAGCGATTCGTAGTTCAGGTTGGTCAGAATGCCGACTGGTCGCATAGACGACAGGCGACGATCGATAACCTGGTTCAGAATGACCTTTTCGCCGCTACTGCCGCGCTGAATGCCTACTTCGTCCAGAATGAGCAGGTCTACACGACACAAATCGTCCAGTAATGACGCTTCCGACTGCCCGCCGTCATAGCACTCACGAACACGCAACATCAGATCCGGGATGGTCACCACCAACACAGAGTGGCCACCAGCCAGCAGATGATTACCGATAGCTGCCGCCAGGTGGTTTTTCCCGGTACCCGGCGCGCCGCTGAATACGAAACTGGCGAATCCTGAACCGAAATTTTGCGCATAGCTTTTTGCCATTGTGAGCGCCCGACGCTGCCCATCACCTGCAACCTGGTAATTTGCGAACGTGCAGTTGCGGTGCAAATCCTGAATACCTGCCCGGCCAAATATTTTCTCAGAGCGTGTACGCTGGTTCTGTTTTTCCAGTTCCTCGCAGCGTTTGCGTCCCTCCTCAGCCTGCCAGGCTCGCCACTCGTCGACACTGCCGAACTTTGGCTCTACACCAGGAGGAATGAGTTTTTTCAGCCGCTCCAGCGCGCTGCCGGTACCAACAATGTTTTTCATCGCTACCCCTTGAATCCCGATGGGATGGTTTTGTCAGGCTCCGAAATCTGATTGGGATCTCGTGCGCCTGGCGGCTGCTGAATCGCCCACGGTTCACTGAAATGCATACCGGGACCGAAAAACGTCTTCGCCTGTTTCACGTACTGCGTGTTCAGGTTCCCTTCAAATTTCACAAAAGCCGCGTAGCGCTCCACACCTGAGTAAATTTCCTCAGCTGCTGTTCCATCCTTGATGCGGGCATTCCAGGCCTTGAACGCATCGGACTTGCTGTTTCCCCCTGCCCGCTTTGGATAAATCGACCAAACCAACTCGAACTCATCCGGGTATGTTTTTTTCGGTTCAGGGTTATCGCCTTCGCTCTGACCCTGACCGCGTGGGGGTGTGGCGGAGCCATGCCCCAAAAGATCTGTATCTTTTTCTTGTTCCTGATCCTGTTCCTGATCTTGGCTTCGTAGCCCCTTCGAAGCCCCTTTCAAAACTTGGCGCGTTTCACGTTTGATATTCAGATGGAAGTCATTTTTATAACGTTCGTAAAATGATGAAAGGAAAGGGTTTTCAGTAAGTGATGCATACTCACTCCTGACCCCTGCGCAGCGGTTATCACCAGGCTTTAATGCTTTGCCTACTTGATAGGCGGCCATTTCATGCACCCAGACCATCTCGGTGTCCTCGTCATAGCTACAAAATCCCGCTTCGATGGCGCTTTTAAGCCCCTTCAAAGCCCCTTCAAAGCCCAAGCCTGTTTCATGGGCGATATAGAGAATTGGCAGGTAATACAAACCGAGCATGTTTGCGTGTGGCGAGGTCATCAGATAGAACGAGACCACCTGCGCTTCAGCGCCTTTTTTCCGCAGTTCACGACCTGTTTTTCCTAGCCAGAATTGCGGTGCGACTGTTGCATAGTCACGCATATATACCCCTGAACTTATGACGTTGGCTTATCGGTCTTTTCGGCGTATTTAAAAACAATTTCTACGCACAGAAAGACGCATTTCTGACAGATAGAGACGCCGGGTCCGGCGATTAGAACGCCTGTAAACTCGACATTACTCACCCCACAGAAAGAACACTTGTGAGTTGGCTGGATGTTTACCTCAACACTTGTTCCTGACATACTTACCTCGCAATTACCTCTTCGTTTTTGCATCAGAAAGCCGTTGGTGTTCGAGCACCGCGGCTTTCACCCTTTCAGAACAAACCAGCCTGATTGCTGCCCTTTCGCACGGTGCGCTTTGCTTCCCGGCGTTCAGCTGCGCTGGTCTGCTTCTCTGCCCATAACTTTGCGTGTCGCATAACATCGTCAAACATTCCCCCTTTTCGGCTTGCCTGTGACATCCGCTTGTACATATCGACCGCCTGGTATGCCCCCCCCCTGAGCCACTGCCTGCGTGAAGCCCTGGCGAAGCAGTTCCTCGCGGACATTCTTCTCTATGAATTCGATGTGATTCATGGATGCCCCGCTTACATCACGCCCAGCATCGAGCTCACGATTGTCATAAGCGTTCCTGTCTGCTCAGGCATCAGCCTGAATAGCGAAGCTATCCCCTCGCTAACCTCCTTCAATTTCTGGTGCTCTGGCGCATTCAGCATCACTGCCTGCTTGGCTTCAGCGCATTCCTTCATGGCCGAAGACAGGCGCGACAAAATATCGTCCTGAGGCATCAGGCGATGGCGGAATTCCAGCGGCAGAACGGCCATGATTGCCGGAGTGAGAAGGCGAACGTACTCGCGATAGCGCTCAGACTCGGCCGGGTTGTCCAGGTAGCGAAAAAGCTTCTGACGGGCACGGCTGATGTCGTCAGGAAACGCGATCTCCTCGCCGCCCTGCTGCCGCCACTCATCGATGATGTGTGCCGACACAACGTCCTGCCCTTCAGCTGCTGCCCAGGCGCGAACGGCAGAACGAATTGCGTCGTGATCCGCCTCTCTCTGTTGATTACGCTTTATCAGTGCGCCGGCGTTGAATCCTGTATTTTGTTGAAAGGAAAGTGTTTGCATGGTTATACCCTCTGCTCCTGCGGTAAACCGTCGGAAGGGTTTGGGTACAAATCAGGGCGCAACTCGTGTGGTGTCACTCCGGTTGCTTTGAAGATAGTGAGAACGCGGCTTTGCGGTACCACGCCGTAATTTCTATGTTTCCAGTGACTAACCGTCATAGCTGAAACATCTAAACTTTCAGCCAGCTTGCTGGCATTCCCTGCAATGTTTATGGCTTTGTCGAGAGCTTTCATAGGTGACTCCTGTGAAGAAACACGACAATTAAACAACAGGTTTAAATAACAGTCAAAGAAATTTCAACAGTTAGTTTATTTCGGGTGTTAAACGATTTGTTTATAATCTTGATATGAGAGAAAAAAACATCAAACCGCCAATGCTTTCTGACCGCCTTACCAAGGTGCTTAAAACTAGGAAGATGAGTAAGTCGGAACTAGCTAGAAGGGTTGGCGTGACTCCGCAAGCTGTGAATAACTGGTTCTCCAGAGGAGAACTGGGGAGAGAGTCTGCTCAGCAGATTGCGGACGTCCTTAAAATCTCAATCGACTGGCTTTTGAATGGTGACCCGAATGACATTTTGACTATTGAACAAGTCAGAATGAAAAGGCTAAAACAATATGTCGAGAACGGCTCGCTTAAGATTGAAGATGATCCATTCTTTGAAGAAATCCTTTCAGGAAAGAAACCAATCAATGACAATGCAGCAAGACGTATTGAACGCGATTTCAATCTCCCTTTCGGCTCTCTTGATTACGATCCAGAACGAGCACCATCTAATCTAGTTGGGGACTTATCTTCGACTGAGATCGAACTTGTACATCTTTTCCGCCAGATGCCAAAATCGGCGCAAAAGGAAATGCTGTTACTTTTTAACAGCAGAGTGAGTGAGTATTCGTCTCTTTTTAGAGAATTACTTGAACTGAAAGAGCAGAAGTAGACCCAGCCCCTAATGCAGAAGCAGAGACCGGCACTTGCCGGTTTTTTTGTGCCCATCAATCAAAATTAAACTACATGTTGAAAATAACCTTGACGCGATTTTAAACCTGTTGTTTAATTTGTTCATCAACAACGCGCTGCGTTGCTCCGATAAACGTTCCGCTGGCCGGCGACAAGGCAGAGGCTGAAATGAGCAAGCAAGGCATCAGAGCCATGATCATTTTGGCAGTTACAGGGCTCATCTTCTGGGTTTTATTCATCATATGCATTGCGGGGGTTATCTATGGCTAATCCAGTTCCAAACAGCGGTCGCGCAATACCAATGCGTAATCCGCGCACCGGCGCGCCCTGGTCTGTTTCATACGACCATGTTCGCAAAACCTATTTCCATGAACCGCAGGGAAATCTGCGCTTTATCCGCCAGCCCTTTTACTCACGGGAGCTTGCACCCTATCTCGTTCCGGCAGGTACCCACTGATGAGCACAATGTTCGCTCTGGTGATAACCGTCGGCATGCTTATTGGCGGTAATCAGGATGTTTTGCTGGGTGTTTATGGCAGCGAGAAAGAATGCCAGGAAGCCGCAGTTGAGCAAGGTGTAAAGGGCGAATGCCTGCCGTTGAAAGGCGTTCTGGCTGAACACCCCGCCGGATTCACCGCACAGATGTAGGAGGCGTTATGCAGAAACGATGTGCGTATTGCCGCAAGGCACTGGAGGAAGGAAAAGTTGTGAAGATGACCATTCTCATCATTCACGGCACGCAGTTAGTACCACGTGAAAGAACGTATTGCTCGAAACGTTGTGGCGAATACGACGCCATGGCCAATGAGGCCTAACGTAAAACCCGCCGAAGCGGGCTGTACGTCCGGTGCCACCGACCAAAGTTACACCGGAAATTACCAAAACCAATGAACACCCAATGGGCGCTATCAATGGCCCGGGGATTCTAACACCCAAAATTGAGGCTATCACATGGAATATTTTTATCTGATAAAGGCAACTCAAAAATCGGGTAAAGCCGATGCCATTATCTGGCGTTCCGCAAAATCTGAAGCTCGCGCGCAGCTGCAGTTAGACGTTGATCTGGAAGATGCAGAGATCGAAACCGGGCGCGGCAAAGACTACCTGAAACCTATTCGCACCGATTTCCCGGTATTTAATGACCTTCCCGCTGAAGGTGTTCTGGATTTTGAATGGTGCAAGCGCTACCAGCTGGGCGACGACCAGCGCACCTGGCAAGTTATCCCGGGGGCTATTGCTGATTCAACCACCGTTGTTGAAGATGAGAACGTTAATGATGATTCAGACGATAACGATTCTGATGCTTCAGACGATACGGTTTCAGGCGATGAAAACTCCCGCTACAACCTCGCAGAAATGCCCTTCCGCATTCAGTTGCTGGCACAGTACATGGCAGAAGAAGGCCACGTTTACCATATCAGCATCCCGCATCGCGGGCGCCTTTCTGCTTTAGAAATGAATACTGATAATTCGGCAGCTCAGGATCTCATTCTTGCCGCTGAAAGTATTCCTGAAATAAAGAAATACGACATGCCGGCTTTGTGGAAATTTACGAGCGCAAATAAAAAGGTCTTCCCTGAAGGAAAGCGCCACGAACTTGGCAAACGTATTCAGTTTGCGAAATTGTGGTTCGAAACCAATGCTATCGATCGCGGCATCCTTACCAGGGAATGGGCATCTGGCAATCAGATTTCAGCAGTTCCCCATGTTGACACTCACGCTACACCCAAACGCTATAAACGCGCCGTAACGCAAAATATCGCGAATCTGGCTATTGAGATCGCTATTGCTCAACTGTACCCGGATGCAGAGCCGGGAAAAATCAGCCGCCCTCAACTCATCGGTGCCAAAAACTTGGTAGACAGGAAAGAGGATGTGCATGTTAAGGCGGTCAAGATTCTGAGCAAAACTACAGACATTCTCGATTACGACGCAAACAGCATATTCGGCGTCACCCGGGCCATTAAATGGAATGGCGAAGAAAGCACGTCAGAACTACGGGCAATGGTTCGTAACTGGCTTGCGGCTAATGGCATGTATGAAAACGGCGAGCGCTCAAAAGGCTATCCGGAGTGGGAAGAAGATCCACGTGCTGGCCGTCACTCAAGCAGTACAGATTTAATCCGGGAGGAGGTCGACAGGAAACTTGCTGCTGACCGTGGTGATTACGTCGAAGGCATCAGCGACCCCAACGATCCAAAATGGGTACACGAAGACCTGACCAATTCTAAGCAACCTGAAATTGCCAAGGTTACTGCTGGCGTATTCTCCATTGAAGGCCTTATGGCCACTCCTGCCCCAAAGAGAGACAACAAAGAGGCCACCAGCGATGTGCAGATGGAAGAGACTCAGCAGGTCAAAAACGAAGCTGATAATCCGGTACCGGCAGGCGAAAGCGCTGATGCAGATGCTGAAAAAACAGATGCCGTAAACGCACGCAAAATTTTAACTGAGCGCTGTCCTGACCTGGCCACTGCGGTTCTGCAGGACCGGGAAGCAACAATCACGCCTGAAGATTCCGCCGAAGAACCAGACCAGGAACCGCCGGCGCCAGCATGGCCGGAATACTTCGAGCCAGGTCGATATGAAGGTGTACCGAACGAGGTTTACCACGCGGCGAAAGGCATCAGCTCGACTCAGGTTAAAGATGCCCGTATATCTCTGATGTATTTCGAAAAGCGTCACGTCTCGAAAGTCATTGAAAAAACGCGCTCCCCTGTTCTGGATATGGGCAATCTGGTCCATGCGCTGGCGCTGCAGCCCGAGCAGTTGGAAAAAGAATTCAGCATTGAGCCGGAAATCCCTGAAGGCGCCTTCACCACGACTTCGACGATCCGCGCGTTTATCGACGAGCACAACGCCAGCCTGCCGCCGCTGTTGAGCGCCGACGATATCAAAGCATTACTGGATGCACCTAACGCCACCCTGCCCGCGCCGTTCCCGCTTGGAGCATCCGTTGACGAATCCTATGCGTCATATGAGCAACTCCCGGAAGAGTTCCAGCGCATCGAGAATGGGACTAAGCATACCGCTACGGCAATGAAGGCCTGCATCAAAGAATACAACGCCACCCTGCCCGCGCCGGTGAAAACCAGCGGCAGCCGTGATGCCCTGTTAGAACAACTGGCGATTATCAATCCTGACATGGTCGCTCAGGAGGCCCAGAAGGCGCAGCCGCTGAAAGTATCAGGCACTAAAGCGGAGCTGATTCAGGCTGTGAAATCGGTTAATCCGGATGCCGTGTTTGCCGACGAACTGCTGGATGCATGGCGCGAAAACCCGGAAGGAAAAATACTGGTTACCCGCCAGCAGATGAGCACTGCGCTGGCCATTCAGAAAGCACTATTGAATCACCCGACCGCCGGCAAGCTGCTCCAGCATCCGAGCCGCGCCGTCGAGGTGAGCTATTTCGGTATTGATGAAGAAACCGGGCTGGAAATCCGCGTGCGCCCCGATCTTGAGATCGACATGGGAGGCCTGCGCATTGGTGCCGACCTGAAAACCATCAGCATGTGGAACATCAAGCAGGAAGGCCTGCGCGCGAAACTGCACCGGGAAATCACCGAACGCGATTACCACCTGAGCGCGGCTATGTACTGCGAAACCGCAGCGCTGGATCAGTTCTTCTGGATTTTCGTCAACAAAGACGAGAACTACCACTGGATCGCCATCATTGAGGCGTCTAGCGAACTGCTGGAACTCGGCATGCTGGAATACCGCAAAGCAATGCGCGCCATCGCTAACGGTTTCGACACTGGCGAATGGCCGGCGCCAATCACTGAGGATTACGCCGAAGAACTCAACGATTTTGATGTGCGCCGCCTCGAAGCGCTGCGCGTACAGGCATAAGGGGATATGACTATGGAAAACACAAACATCATCACATCTGAACAGCAAGTGCCAAACAATATATCTGCAAACAACTCCATTTTTAACGTTCAGGCACTGAGCCAGTTAACGGCGTTTGCAGAACTAATGTCTGCGGCCAGCATTGCGATCCCGGATCATCTCGCAGGCAAACCTGCCGACTGCATGGCAATCGTTATGCAGTCAATGCAATGGGGAATGAACCCTTACGCTGTCGCACAAAAAACGTTCTTTGTAGGTGGAAAAATCGGGTACGAAGCCCAGCTCATCAGCGCAATACTCAGCAGTACGGGAGCCATCCGCGGGCGTTTTCATTATGAATACGAGGGTGACTGGTCTAAATGCACCCGCTCGAAAGAAGTTACAACTACAAAATCCGGAAGAAACGGCAATTACGAAAAGACAGAACGTATACGAGCCTGGAGTGATGAAGATGAAGAAGGCTTGTATGTGCGGGCCGGGGCGGTAATTAAAGGTGAAACTGAGATTACTTGGTGTGAACCCGTTTATCTTTCAAGCGTGGTAATTCGAAATTCGCCACTTTGGGCAACTAATCCTAAGCAGCAGATTGCTTATCTCGCGACAAAATACTGGTCTCGTATCTACTGCCCTGCCGCAATCATGGGTTTTCAGGATGCTGATGATCTTGCCTATCGCGAAGAGAAAGTTATCAATCCAGAGCCTGTTCAACGCATGAGTATGAAGGAAATCACCTCTGATGTTGAAACGACCACCAGCGCGCAGGAATCAGCAAGTAACATTGATGCCGTTGCCGACGATCTACGCAACCGCATTGATACAGCTGACTCAGTGGATCAGGCCAAAGCCATCCGCGTAGATATCGAATCGCAAAAAGCACTGCTGGGTACTGCTCTGTATACCGAACTGAAAAACAAGGCAGTGAAACGCTACTACCTCGTTGATGCACGAAACAAGATTGAGGCCGCGATCAATTCACTGCCTAACCCTGGCGAACCGGAAGCTGTCGAGCTGTTTGCTAAAGCTGAAGGCACCCTCACCGCCGCCAAACGCCATCTTGGTGATGAACTGTATGAACAGTTCCGCATCACCCTTGACGATATGAAACCGGAATACGTGGGCTAAGGGAGGCGGGAGGGTACGCCCTCCCGGTAATCAAATGAGCAAAATCACTGACGGTAAAAAATACTGCTACCGCTACGACGATGGTCATGATGGCGAAGGTCGCCCGGTCGTAACACTTTGGAAGCGGGTCATTATTCGTGAGACGAAGCAAACCTTCTGGCATGTCGAAGATATGCCGTACATGACGGTTGAGCAGCTTGTGCAGTATCGCAACAGCGGCCGGAAAGAGAATCAAAAATATCACGTAGAGCGCTGCTTAAAAGGTGCTGACCGTTCACGTTACCACTACACGCGAGAAGAGGCTTTGCGAGCGTTTGTGTACCGGAAAATGTATCAGCTTGAAAAAATCGAGCTTACAGCAGAAACGGTGAAAATGTGCCTGGCGGGGCTTCATGATGCAGGGATGATTACAGGTGGATATCGATGCACGGTTAAGAAATTGCCTGCAGATACAGGGTTTGTGGCTGCCGCGGCTCCAGGCCCGATAGCGTCAACTTATAGCTGGGGGGAATACTGATGAGCCTTAAACACCGTTTATCCGAACTGGAAGCCAGCATTGACCCGGCAGCATTGCGCGCGGCCGCCGATGAGTATTCTGATCTGCTGTTGACATTATGCCTGTGCATGAAAATGTCCGGCCCCACCCGGGCGAACGTGCGCGCATGCGCCACCGAGCTTAAAAAACGCCTGACAACTTGGCATAGCCAGAAGGAGCTCAACGCGATTCTGTCCAGTTGGGATCCCGTTGGTTATGTTCTCGGCCTCCGCCGTGAAGCTAACGACAACGCGCGTGCAGCTGGCGATCCGGTTGATGTATTTGTGTGAGGTGGATATGCGACTGATAAACCGAAGCAAACAATCTCCGCTGGGGCGTCAGGCATGCGATGCGGCACTGGCGAAGCATTTTGAGCGTTATGGGAATTATGGACACTGCGAAAGAAAAGTGACTTACACCGTAGAAGTTGAAGGAGTGAAAGTCTGGGTTGAGGTAGTCAATCGCCATAAAAGCTACGTCGCCACAGCGATGACAGGAATGCGCAGACTGAGAAGTCTCCCGGGCCAGACTGACTGATTAGAGATAGCCCTGTAAAGGGCCAGTGGAGGAAATGATGGGCAACGAACTCGAATTAATGAAAACTCGCGATATTTGCGAACAACTGAGCATCACACCGCGGACACTCGATCGCTACCGGAAGCGAAAGAAAAATGATAATCCATTCCCTGCACCGGACTGCTCCTATATGGGCGGTCCAAATAAGTGGCTAAAGAGCAAGGTCACCGAGTGGCAGGAAAAAGAGATGCGACGCAGAACGCGCCGCCCTATGTCACACCTGAATTTAGTACGGGATGAGTTTGGAAAATTACGTCGGCCAGTGAACCTCTGAAAATCAGTAAGGCTGTTGGGCGGTTTAGCTAAGCTCATAGAAAACACTGAGGCACACGCCTAGCAGCTTTACTGTTTTAGATATTTTGAAGCCTGAACTCTTTAGCCTGTCGCGTCCAGTCAGCGACCTGATGTCGATCTTCGATTAATGCATGGGCTTTGTCATTACAGTAATCAATGACGTAGAAATGGTGATCATTATCTCTGTCTAAGAAATATGAATACACAACATAACTATCACTTGTTGAAGCCCATTGAACTAAGAGTCCATCACCATCTTCCCAGCAGCATCCCTCCTGCCAAATATGAACATGATGCAATTCCTCACCGCGAGCCTCAACAGGTCGCTCCATGAGTTTATCTCGACCGATGGTATCTAAATGAGCAGGGTGTTCAAGCTGAACATGAATTGCGGGAGCGGGAATATCATCAAACTCAATGCATTCCCGCTTATATTGTTCAAACTCTTCGATTGGAAGCTCAGTGATTGGATACTGAGTAATAACATCGGTTAGCGCTTGCGAGCGACTTATTTTGAAACCCATGCGTTACGCTTCTCTTCCATTTTTTCCGCCAGCATGGCAGAGGCAGCACTCAAGCGCGCTTTATACTCAGCAGAACGGCGCACCGTCTGGCGCTGTTTATCGCTGGATCTCACGTCTTGTTTCTGTGTCATACCATTCTCCTTATCACCACTGGTGATTTTAGAGTCAGTTTATAACCACAGTTATACCCGGTCAATATCATATTGACTTATGGTGTCTTAGGCTGTCTTAAGGTGACGCTAGTTGATTACCCGGCATGCCTCGGCGTGAACTCCAGTACATCGGGCTCGATGATGCTCATCAGTCGAGCCCACCATCTGCTATAGGCATCGCGCATTTCTTCGATATAAGTATGCTTGTCATAGACTGACCAGACGCCGGGCAATTTATGCCCCAGCATAATTTCTGCAATATGCGGTTGCGTCAGCTCAGAAAAGTTAGTTCTCGCTGTTCTGCGCAGATCGTGAACGGTAAAGTGAGGGACCTGCTCACTATATGACTTCAGCATAAACTTAACCAGGTTGCTGCTGATACTTAAGTGGAAACCTTCACTCATCGGCTTATCCTCGTACCTTGAGAAGACATACCGACCGGGAGCCAGTTCAATGGCCCTTTTTAGCAATGGTAACATTTCTGGGATGATCGGCCTTATAAGCGGCTTTTTGGTCTTGCGGCCAGTCTTGTGGTTTTCCCATGGCACTGTCCAGACACCTTCCTCAAAGTCAAAATGCTGAACTTCCGCTAAACGGATCTCCCCAACCCTGCAAGCCCAAACCAGGCATAGCTTGTACATTATCTTGTTTCTTTCCATGAGGCGCGAATCTTCAATGGCACGCCAGACAATGGCCAGTTCTTTGCGATTAAGCGTCCGCTCCCCCATCTTTTTCTGAATGCCAAAGTCGCGCCCGGAAAGCTCTGACAGTGGGTTATTTTCCAGTAACTGGCGCTTAACTGCCCAGGAGTAGCACTGCCGGCCGTTACTGATCACCCGCTTCGTTATTTCTGTGTAACCTTCGGCGAGTCGGTCCAGAACGGTTAGCCAATTATGTAACGTGAGTTGGTTAGCCGGGTACTTCCCGAGCTTTGGGAATACATGAAGTTCGAACGTTCTGAGGATCTGGTCAGCTGTTTCCTTTTGAATACAGACCATCTCATGCCATTCACGAAATAATTCTTCAAACGTGTGCTGACTGTTTATTTTTGCTTTGTCCAGACTCTGGCGGATTCGGGGATTCTCACCCCGGGCAAGGATAGCCGACCATTTAACGACCTCATCACGAGCGGCCTTTAGCCCAAACTCAGGGTAACTACCGATTGTCATCTTGTCCTGCTTACCAAGAAAACGGTAACGGTAGAAAAAGGTTACCGCCCCCTTCCGGGATATGCGAACCCATAGGCCATCGCGGTCTGATTTCTCTTCGACCTTCTCTCTTTCACGCCCGAGGCAAGACTTTAGATAACTATCTGAAATAGCCAT